TATAAACATCCACCTCAGTGTATGCCTGACGAATACAAACGACCGCATGCTATACACGGTTATTGGAACTATTATATAAATGACAAACATAAAGTATGTAATAAAAATGAAGTACCTTACAAAACACCTCCGCTCCGCGTTATGGACGATTACTTTAATGGCGTTGGTAGCGACAGTATCATCTATTATGACGATGATAAACGTAACTAACCTGCCTGCAGATCAATACGAGTATATGCAGATGCAGAATAGATGGGCCAATTGGCCGGAAAAAGATTGCTATAATGCAATTGAAGTTGAATTAATTTTAAACGGACCACAAGATGAGCAAAACGAGAAAACATATCCTGCATCAAATTGGAGTAAATTTGTTTGGATTACGAGACAAGATTAAAAAGCAAAGAAAGAGAACGAGGGCGACACGAGCTAAAAGATAATATTAGTAACAAGCTAATGTCACAAAGAAATTTTAAATACCTGCATGACAACAGAATTATATACCAGAGATATCCTTTGACTGATGTACCAACTATATCTACCAAAGCATATGATTATTATGAAAATGGTACATATCAGTGTTACAGTTTATTTCGTAGTAAAGCAAAGATTACTACATATAAAAGTTTAAAATGGCATTTCTTAGTATTGCAACATGTCAATGAAGATTTGAACATGGCGGAACTAAAAAAAGTTTTTAAATATATAACTAATATTAAAAATGGTTTTGTTACCTTTACTATGTCTAATCAAGCATTTGATCGTTTAGTTGAAGAAGTATTTTTAACTGATGCTGAACGACCACCAAAGAATAGGATTAGAAAAGTTATATTCAAACCGCATGTAATGCTAACACTAAGTGAAAAGCTAAGTATAGTTGGTCAGCTAATTGGTAAAAGTAAAATGGTTACCGAAGACCAAATATATGATGCGATGTTATCAATAAATGATATGCGCCAAAAAATAACTATTAAAAAAATTGCAGAATATTTTGGTTGCTCAACACGCACTATATACAGGAATATGGGCAATCAACTTAAACTTGAAAAAGAATTACTAAATAAAGAATTATGAGAAAATATAATATACAAAATTATATTCGTTACAAAGAAGATGTAAAAGCTTTGTTAGACAGAGTTAAAAAACCAGTTGACGGTGATTATACACAATTAACAAATGAAGAAATCATTATTAACTTTTTACCTTTAGTTGAAACACTAGCAAGAAAACAATCTACGTCTGATCAAGCGTCAGGTGTATTAAGTATAAATGATTTATTGCAAGAGGGCAACGCAGGCTTAACAGCAGCAGTTAATAAACTTGACCGAACGCTTTTAGCTGAGTCTGATGACCAAGAAAAAACAATTAAGTCATTTCTATCAAAAAGAATTAAAGGCTCAATACGAAGGTCCGTAGATATTAATAGAGGCGACATACGTATTCCTGAACATAAGCTAAATGAAATTAGACGTAATCCAAAAGATGAAAAAATGGTAGCTATGTTTTTTAATAGTGTATTTAGTAGTATTGATGCTAAACCTTTGAACGAAGATAATCCAGCTTATCAAGTTGTTGATAAGTCTGAACCATATAATATAGCTTTGCTTAACGCATACTTATTATCACTGATGAAACAACATTTAACACCAGTGCAATATGATGTGTTAAGACTAAGTTATGGACTTGACTGTAATAAACATTCAGCTAATGAAATTGCAGATCAATTAGGTATCAATGTAAGCACTGCACACGTACGCATTTCACAGATAAAACGGGATGCTATACAGTGCCTTATCGATAATGTAGATAGTACGCAAGTGCTTGATTACCTGTGAGTTACGGTGTAAAATACCGTTTAAGTTTAATTTAATTTATGTAATTATATTAGTATGACCATAAACCAGAAACTAGCAACCTTACAAACAAAATTTAAGTCGAAGAAAAGTAGATTTAATTCATTCGGTAAATATTACTTTAGGTCAGCCGAAGACATTCTCGAAAGCATAAAACCCTTTCTCTTAGAGTTAGGAGTGGCAGTCACAATTAATGAAGAATTAATTGCAACAGAACCTATGCCTATAATCAAAACAACTGCAAAGTTATTAGATCAAGATGGTATGGAACTGGAGGCTATTGCGATAGTTGGTGTGGATCTCAACCAGAAAGGTATGCAGACACCACAACAATTTGGTAGTGCATCGAGTTACGCAAAAAAATATGCGCTAGGTAATTTATTATTAATTGATGATACTCAAGACAGTGATGCAACAAACGATCACGGCAAAAAGAGTTCAGCTTTCAAAGCAAAGCCTAAACAAGCTTTAGCTGATGTACAAAAAGCTATAGACTATATCAAAGCCGGTGGTAAACTTGAAGCAATCAAAGCTAAGTATCAATTAACTTCAGAACAAGAAAAGAAGTTAACAACACTTTAGTATGGACAAACAAAAGGTATTAGAAAAATTAAAGTTAGATGAAAACTATTATGGAGACTTTGGTAAACAATTTCTTAGCAATAGTGATATTAAAACTTTACTAACTAATCCTTTAGCACTTGGCGAACAATCTAAACCAAGTCCAGCATTTCTTGTAGGTGGTTATTTCCACACTGCAATACTTGAACCTGATAAACTAAAAAAGTATAAGGTTATTGAAAGCAGCACAAGAAATACAAAACATTACAAAGAAATGTCTGGTGGTGAACTATGTTTATTACAACATGAAGTTGACCAAATAGAATTGATGAAAAGTAAAATATTAGAAAACGATGTATGTCGTGGACTAATAAACGGTATTGATGTTGAGTATGAGAAGCCGGGTATTGCGGAGCTTGAAGGCGTTATGTGGAAGGGTAAAGCTGATATAGTAAACCATGATGAAAAGCTTATAATAGATTTGAAAACAACCAAAGATATTAATGCGTTCAAGTGGTCTGCAAACCGTTTTAATTACGATAGTCAAGCTTATATTTACAGCAAACTATTTGGTTATGAATTTGTGTTTATTGTAATTGACAAAGAAACACATCAGATTGCAGTTATGGATTGTTCACCTGATTTTTATGAGTCAGGTAAAGACAAGGTAAAGAGAGCATGTGATGCTTACGATTTATTTTACAAAACCGAAGGTTTCGAACCTTCACAATATTTTATTAACTTAACACTTTAATTTAATTATGGCTAGAAGAAAAACTATTCAAACAAAATTATGCACAGTTACAGGAATGGAAACTAGTGCGACTAACTTTTACAAAGGGCAGAACCATGTAAAAGCTGTAGACAATTTAAGAAGAACAACTGGTGCTACAAAAGATCAGTTGCAAAGAATGTTTCAACAAATTAACGCTTACGTATAATGGCAGGAATAATTAAAACAAGTATTAACCTAACAAAGATACCTAAAGATAAAATCATTGATGGTGCGAAAGGTAAGTATTTACCGATCACGATCACAGTTAATGATGACGTTGATCAGTTTGGTAATCACGGACCTGTGGTTGTATCACAATCAAAGGAAGAAAGAGAAATGAAAACTGAAAAAGTATATTTAGGTAATGCTCAAGTCGTGTGGACGAACGGAGCTTTTCCTGAGCCTAACAGACAGGATCAGCCCGCAGCGGCAACACCGCCACCACCACAACCAGTAGACGATTTACCATTTTAAACTATTAGTTGATGCAAGTAAACAATACGGAGATTAACGGATTTTTAATCGACCAGTTTAACCAACACGATTTGAAAGTGGGTGCAGCGCAGGGGATTTGTCCCCTGTGTTCGCATACACGAAAGCCTGAAAATAGAAAGCAACAGTGTGCTAGCTATGATTGGGAACGTGGGTTAGGAACTTGCCACAACTGTGACTCAACATTTCAATTACATACTTATCAACGTAAAGGCGGTAGTGATAAAGAATATGTCTTACCAGACTATTCAACTAAAACACATAAACCTGTAGCTGATAAAGTTATTGAATGGTTTAAACAACGAGGTATAAGTCACCAAACGCTTTTAGATTTAAATATATCTGAAGGCCCAGAGTTCATGCCACAAACTGGCAAGGTTGAAAATACAATTAAATTCAACTACATTATAGGTGATCAGCTTATTAATGTGAAATACAGAGACGGACGAAAGAACTTTAAACTATATAAAGGTGCTGAGAAAGTCTTTTATAATTTAAATAGTATCGTAAATACCGATACATGTATTATTGTTGAAGGTGAAATGGATGTATTAGCATTTCATGAAGCTGGTATTAAAAATGTAGTATCAGTTCCAAATGGTGCAACATTAAACCACAACAATTTAGATTATCTTGATAACTGTATAGATTATTTTACAGACAAAGAAAAAATAATATTAGCTGTTGATCAAGATGATGCAGGTGCTGCATTGCAACAAGAATTAATTAGAAGGCTTGGTGCTGAAGTATGTTACTTAGTAAACTTTGTAGATTGTAAAGATGCAAATGAATACTTACTTAAGTATGGTACAAAAGACTTAGCTAATGTAATTAATGATTGTAGACCTGTACCGTTAGAAAATGTTACAACATTTAAAGATATAGAACATGAAGTTACTGACTTTGTTAAACACGGTTTTAAACCTGGTTTCCAAGTTGGCCTTAGTAATTTTGATCGTATTTTTAGTACTTATACTGGTCAATTTATTACAGTTACTGGTATACCTAGTAGTGGAAAGTCTGATTTTGTAGACCAAATGTGTGTTGGCTATAATATGAATTATGGCTGGAAGACTGCATTTGCATCACCAGAAAATGCACCAACGTATTTGCATGCTCATAAATTAATGAGAAAAGTATGGCAAGATATGCCAAGGCAAACGGATATTGGTACAGATAAATGGAAACAAGTAGCTGAACATGTTAACGACAATTTCTTTTTCATTGACATGGAAAGATACACACTTGAATCTGTATTACGTAAAGGTGCAGAGCTGGTGAAACGTAAAGGTATTAAATGTTTAGTCATAGACCCATTTAATAAAATACGTGATGTTGATTGTAAGTCTGAAGATGTAAACAGATACACAATGGAATATTTACAGAAGATTGAAATCTTTGCAAAGAAGTTTGATGTCTTAGTATTTATTGTAGCGCACCCTACTAAAATGTATAAAGGTTCCGATGGCAAGATTGAAGAACCAACAATGTATAACATTAAAGGCGGAGGTGAATGGTATGATGCATCTTATCACGGTTTATTAGTACACAGAAATTATGAAGACAAAACTGTTAAAGCAAAAGTTTTAAAAGTTAAGTTTCAGAATCTTGGTGAGAATGGAGCTGAGGCTCATTTTAAATGGGAACCAAGATCAGGTTGTTTTATGCCTCACGAAGTAATTGATATTGGTGAGGAAGCAATGCCCTGGGAATAATGCCAAAGAAAAAGAAAACATTTACAATGGGCAGGTATATGCGGAGTACAGAAGAATGTGCCGCTAGTCAATGGTGTATAGCAAATGATATGGTTATAACGCCGAGGCAAGCTGCTTGGGGTGTAAATGAATGGTATATAGATATAGAACAAGGTAAGTATCCTAATAGAAGATTATTAGGCACAAGCCCTGAAACATTTGGTCCAGGAGAGATATGGAAAAAAATTGCACAGTATCAAAAATATTATTATGAGAAATATAAATAGTGAATACAGAACTTTAATAGCTGAAATACTTAATAATGGTAAACCAAAAAATGATAGAACCGGTATTGGTACATTATCAAAGTTTGGGTATACTATTGAGCATAATATGGCATTAGGTTTTCCATTGTTAAATATAAAGAAAGTTTCTTTTAAAGCAGCTAAAGTTGAGCTTATGTGGATATTACAAGGCAGAACTGATTTAAAGTATTTAGAAGATAACGGTGTTAAATACTGGCGAGCAGATTATGAAAGATCTGGCAGAACTGATGAAACATTAGGTCCAGTATATGGTAAACAATGGCGTAACTTTAATGGTATCGATCAAATGTATGATTTATCTTTACAGTTACATAATAATCCTAATTCAAGAAGAATGATTGTATCAGCTTGGAATCCTGCTGATATGAAGGATATGGCTTTACCACCATGCCATTATGGCTTTCAAGTTTATGTAAACGAAGGCAAGCTTGATTTAATGTGGCAACAAAGATCAGTTGATGTATTCTTAGGTTTGCCTTATGATATAGCTATGTATGGTTTATTATTAGAGCTGTTAGCTAAGGGTCACGGTTTCAAACCCGGTAGATTGATTGGTCAGCTTGGTGATTGTCATATTTATAATAATCATATTGATCAAGCAAAAACAGTAATGTATAGAGACCCTGATGTATTTCACTGTCCAGTATTACAATTAGATACTATTGGTGTTGGTATTAATTCACATAATGAAATTAATATTCCATCACTGGATAGCATGATATTACACGGGTATGAACACATGGGCGCAATATCAGCTCCATTAAACGTTGGGAACTAATGACAGAAACTTATTATTTATACCACATTCCGGGTAAAAAAATTGGTGTTACACGTGATCTTAATAAAAGAGTTACGTTAACACAGGGTTATAAGCCTGGAGAATATGAAGTTCTTGATCAATCAGATGATATAGATTATATATCAAACAGAGAGATAGAACTTCAAAAGTCTTATGGCTATAGAAAAGATCACAAACTTTATAAAAATTTATTTAAAATGAAAATTAACGTAACCGCACAAACTACAACATTTCCTGTGCCGCTTACAAAATTAAAAGGTAGATTACACGATGAGGTTGGCTTAAATTGGCAAACTGAATTTGGTAAAATACACTTAGACTCAGAATTAGCTGATTGGATAGCAAACAATGCTCACGTATCAATGTATAATAGTGACAGAAGTTATGTATACAATAAAGCTTTATGGGAAGCGTTTACAGATATTAATAGCTTAGATTCTTTAGAATACGAAATTAAAAGAAGAAAAATGGAAGAACAACCGTTTTCTATAGTATTTGAACCTATTAGAAAATGGGCTAAAGAAAGAGGTTTGTATGAGAAAGGTGATAGTAAAACACAATTTATAAAACTACAAGAAGAAGTTGGCGAATTAGCTAAAGCATTATTAAAAGATAATAATATGGAAGTTAAAGATGCTATTGGTGATATTGTAGTTGTGCTTACTAATTTAGCGTACATGGAATTCTTAACTATAGAAGAATGTATTACTCATGCTTACAACGAAATAGCAAACAGGAAAGGTAAGATGATTAATGGCACATTTGTTAAAGATGAGAAAAAGAAGGACATATAAAAGAAAAAGAGGTCCTGTAGTTTCAAAAAAAGTTACACACGACGGAATTACTTTTGCATCTGGCTTAGAAAAATATATGTATTGTGCTTTGAAAAAAGCAGGTATAAAAGCTACATACGAAGGCGAAACGTTTGTATTATTAAATGGCTTTCACTTTGATAATGAATGTTGGGAACGACAGTCAAACAGCAAAGGATTATTTAAAAATAGAGGTGAAAAAAGAATATTACCTATAAAGTACACACCAGATTTTATTGGTAAAAATTTTATAATTGAAACTAAAGGTAGACCTAATGAATCTTTTCCGATGAGATGGAAGTTGTTTAAAAAATTAGTTATGCAACAATTTCCAAGTTACACATTATTTAAACCACAAAATCAAAAAGAATGCGATCGCGTAATAGAAATAATACAGAGTCAGCCAAGCACATAGCTAGACGAAAGTATAAAGAAAGAAAGATCGATACATTTATTAAGTGGTCAATAAATAGTCGTGGCTACTTAAGATGGAAAGATTTAGAATTTATACATAAAAAATATAACATTAAATGTTATGGCTAAAAAAATAAATATATATCAATATAGAAAAAAAGCAAAAAAACGTCGACCAGGAATTCATGCCAAATCTAAGACGTCAAATTTAAAATCAAGCAAAAATTATGTCAAACAATATAGAGCACAAGGGAGGTAAAAGAGATTGGTCTATGGCCTTAGGCTTATATCCAGGTATATTATTTGGAATGAGAAGCTATCACGGACCAACACATTCACAGCATGTATTTTATTTACCTTTTGTTGACTTAGCAATAGAAATAGAAAATGAGCCTATTTAAAGAAAGAATACCATATAAACCTTTTGAATATCCTGAGTATTATACAGAAGGATGGTTACCTCAAGCGCAAGCATTTTGGTTACATACAGAAATACCTATGTCAGGTGATGTTAAAGACTGGAATGAAAAATTAACAGATGCAGAAAAACATTTAGTTGGAAACATATTGTTAGGTTTTGCGCAGACTGAGTGTGCAGTATCAGATTACTGGACTCAGAAAGTTGTGGGTTGGTTTCCAAAACACGAGATACAACAAATGGCTATGATGTTTGGTTCACAAGAAACAATACATGCAGTAGCATATAGTTATTTAAATGAAACATTGGGACTTGAAGACTTTTCAGCATTTTTACATGAGCCAGCTACGGCTGAGCGTTTTGATAACCTCGTTGCATATAACGGCAATGATCCCATTGGTATTGGAAAGTCATTGGCTATTTTCAGTGCTTTCGCAGAAGGAGTTTCTTTATACTCTGCTTTTGCAGTACTGTATAGTTTTCAGTTACGGAATCTTCTCAAAGGTATAGGCCAACAAATGAAATGGTCTGTAAGAGATGAATCCTTACACAGTAAAATGGGTTGTAAATTATTTAGACATATGTGTAGTGAAATACATAATTTAAAAAATGATGCACAAGAATCTATATATGCAGCAGCAAACTTAATGCATGATGCTGAAATGAAATATATAGATAAAATGTTTGAGATGGGTGATATTGAAAACTTAAAAGCTTATGACCTTAAACAATTTATTAAAAAGAGATTGAATGAAAAACTTGAAGAGCTTGGCTACAAACCTATCTTTGATTATAACAAAGAAGCAGCTAAAAATCTTGATTGGTTTTATCATCTTACCGGGGGCCATACCCATACTGATTTTTTCGCTATTAGGCCAACGGATTATTCCAAAGCAAACGAAGGAGAAGATTTTGAAGATATATGGTAGGTATGTGGAATAATGAATGGAAAAAAAATGTAGACTACCCAGCTTGGGGAGATACAGATGTATACAAAAAAACAATCGCAGGAGGCTACTTGTTACCAGGTGAGTCTCCTCGTGATGCGTACATGAGAGTTTGTAATGCTGTTGCAAAGCGTTTACAACGTCCAGAATTAGCTGAAACCTTTTTTGAATATATATGGAAGGGTTGGTTATGTTTAGCGTCTCCTGTGTTATCTAATACAGGTACAGATCGAGGTTTACCTATATCATGTTTTGGTATAGACGTAGGAGACTCTATATATGAAATTGGAATGAAAAATCTCGAAATGATGCTGCTCGCAAAGCATGGAGGCGGAGTTGGTATCGGATTAAATATGATTAGACCAGCCGGAGCAAAAATTACAGGTAATGGAACATCTGACGGAACTGTGCCGTTTTGTAAAATCTACGATAGCACTATACTTGCCACGAATCAAGGATCTGTCCGTAGAGGAGCTGCAAGCATTAATATTAATATTGACCACCCCGACTTTGAAGAGTGGTTGGAAATACGAGAACCTAAAGGAGATGTTAATCGTCAATCGCTCAACCTCCACCAGTGTGCTGTGGTCGGCGATAAGTTCATGCGAAGACTTGATGCGGGTGATAAAAATGCAAGAAGATTATGGGGAAAATTATTACAAAAGCGAAAAGCAACTGGCGAACCTTATATTTTATTTAAGGGAAATACAAACAAAGCTAATCCGGAACATTACAGAAAACATGGATTAAAAGTACACATGACAAATATATGTAGCGAGATTACATTACATACTGACGAGTCTCATTCATTTGTTTGTTGTTTATCATCATTAAATTTAGCAAAATATGAAGAATGGAAAAATACAAACCTTATATATGATAGTATATGGTTTCTTGACGGAGTCCTTGAAGAATTTATTCAAAAGAGTAAAGGCAAAGTGGGATTCCATAATTCAGTTAGGTCTGCTGAAAAAGGTAGAGCTCTGGGGCTTGGCGTTCTTGGATGGCATACATACTTACAAGAAAAAGGTTTACCGTTTGAAGGACTACTATCACAATATGAAACTAGAAGAATATTTTCACAAATTAAAATTGAAAGTGAAAGAGCTTCCATGGCGCTTGCTGAGACTTTTGGCGAGCCTCTTTGGTGTCGTGGCTCTGGGTATCGTAACACTCATCTTCGTGCTATCGCACCTACTGTCAGCAATAGCAAACTTAGTGGTAACGTGTCTCCCGGAATTGAGCCGTGGGCTGCTAACGTATTCACAGAACAGTCTGCGAAAGGTACATTTATTCGCAAGAACCCTACGCTTAAAAAGATACTCAGAAGAAATAAACTCGACACAGAAAAAATCTGGAACAAAATCTTAAAAGACGGAGGTTCAGTACAAGGTATAAAAGAACTTGATAACATTATGTTAGGTAAGTACAATGATATACCACTTAAAGAAGTCTTTAAAACATTTAAAGAAATAAATCAATTAGAATTAGTTAATCAAGCAGGTATACGTCAACAATATATTGATCAATCTGTTTCATTAAATTTAGCTTTTCCAGCAGTAGCTACACCTAAATGGATTAATAAAGTACATATGGCTGCATGGAAAAAAGGAATTAAAACATTATATTATATGAGAACCGAATCTGTACTGAGAGGTGATATTGCTGAATCAGCTATGGATGAAAACTGTTTAGCATGCGATGGATAAGATAACATTAGAAAACATACTGGAACCCGTAAGCGTTAAAAACTTTTTTCAAAATTATTGGGGCAAAAAACATTTAGTTATTAGAAGAAATAAATTTAAAAATTTATTTACTTGGGATGATTTAGAAAATTATTTAAACAGATTTCCAAATGTAAAAAGTCTTCAAATAATTGAAGGTACTGATAAAACAAAAGATGGCAGATGGTGCTTAGATAAAGTTAGGAATGGTAAATTAAAATTACCAATGATTAATAAAGATCAGCTATTTGATTATTGGAAAAATCAAAATAAAACTTTTGTAATACCATTTGCAGAATATGAAAAGAAAAGTCTTGTAGATATATGTTTTGAATTTGAAAAATATTTTGGTCATGGTCAAGTAAATGTATATGCTTCACCAAATGAAAAATCAAAATCATTTCCAGCTCATGGTGATGCTACTGAAAACTTTTTATTTCATACAGAAGGCAAAACTAAATGGACAATATATAAAGAATATATACCTAATAAACCGGAAACAATTATAGATGAATTTATTTTAGAGCCTGGCGATTTGCTATACATACCGTCTTATCAATATCATAAAGTTGATACAATAGGGCCAAGAATATTATTAAGTATACATTTTAATAATAAGAAAAATCAAACTTTAAGTAATTTTAAAATTACCACTATTGAGAATAATAAAAGATCAAAATGGTACAACTGGGCTCCGTTTAAAAAAATTAAAGTTATAAAAAAAATACAGCATCCAAGAATGAAATCAAGAACTTGGAAAAAACCATATTTTAATAATTTAAAATGAAAGCAGGAAAAATTTGGGGTAAAACCGAAATGATACACAAAAATGGTGTATTAGAATTTCATAGAATAGAATTTAATAAAGGATTTAAATGTTCAGAGCATGAACATAAATTTAAATGGAACGGATTTTTTGTAGAGTCCGGTAAAATGCTCGTTAGAGTTTGGCAAGACGACCAGGACTTGGTTGACGAAACAATATTAGAAGCAGGTGATTTTACAATGGTTAAACCAGGTAAGTTTCATCAGTTTGAAGGGTTAGAAGATGGTGTTGCTTTTGAATTGTATTGGGCTGAATTTAATCACGACGATATTAATAGAAGAACATCAGGTAAAAAAGTATAAAATGAGTTTAAGAATATTTATAGGGCATGATTCCCGATATAAACAAGCAACTAAAGTTTGTGAAAAATCAATTAAAGATTACTTTCCAGAAGCAGATATAACATGGTTAGATAAATCTAAATTAAAAGAAATTGGAGTATATGGTAGAAAAGATATTGAAGGTGAGTCAACAGAATTTTCTTTTACAAGATTTTATGTGCCGCTTTTGTGTAACTATGAAGGTAGAGCTATATTTTGTGATAATGATTTTTTATGGAAATGTGATATTAATCAAGCTAAAAGATTTATTAAAGATAAGCCTTTAGCAGTTGTAAAACATGATGATTATAAAGTTGCAGCAAATAAAATGGATGGGATAGTAAATAAAACATATCCAAAAAAAAATTGGTCAAGCTTAATGGTATTTAATAATGCTTGGTTTAAAAATAAACTTACTAAAGAATATTTAGATAATGCTACACCAGCACAGCTTCATGAGTTTCACTTTATACATGAAGATAACATAGCCTCTATACCTAAACAATATAACTGTTTAGTTAATGTACAAGGTTACGATATGGATAACGCCAAAGCATTACATTATACAAATGGTGGACCATGGTTTGATAAATATAAAGATTCAAATTATTCTCAACTATGGTGGAGAGTATACAACAGTTTGTAAAAAATAAACGTATTGTATTTGTTGGTAACTCTGTCGAGATTATGAAACATAAACTTGGCAAAGTTATTGACGAATATGATATTGTTGTAAGATTTGGTAGAGCTATTGAAGCTACGCCTTTACAAGAAGAGTCTATAGGTACTAAATGTGATATATGGATTACAGGTCAATTTAGAGCACCAGCGTTTAATAATGTTAAAAAAAAATTTACTACAGGTAAATTTAAAAATACAAAAATATTAATTAATAGATGCAGAGGAAACTTAAAATTAAAAAATTGGGTATTAGAAGATAGATTACCAAAAGACTTTCCTAAATATACTCAAATGTATTCTGACAATGATTTAGTTAGAATAATGAAAGAATTTGATAAAGATTTATTAGGTATAAATGATTATAGGCCTAGTGCTGGTTTTATAAGTATTATATGGTTTATAGATAAAATAAAAACCTATAAAAGTATTGATCTTATAGGTTTTGATTTTTTTCATAAACAAGCTGACTTTGTGCCGAAAGATAAAAGAGGTAAAGTTAGTAATTGTAATCCTCATAGTTGGCATTTACCAGTATATGTTTTAGATAGACCGGCTCATGACAGAGATATGGAAGAACATTATATGAGTTTTTTAAATCGTAGAGGAATAATTAATTGGCATAAGTTAAGTAATCTAAAAAGAGAAAAGTTAAAATATACAGGATGGATGCATAATATGAAAATAATTAGGACAGCTCCAAAATATTCCAAAACATCAAAAATTGTACCACGATCTCAGCAATAATTTCTATAAAAAGTATAATTACTATAGGTAATATATATTCCCACCAATCATACTTCCCATTATTATTAAAATCAAAAAACTTCATTATATTACTTTATAAGAAGTTTTATTGTTTTCATCTTTATATGCTAATAAACATCTATTTCTATTAGCCTCTTCATTTACATAACTTACATGAACCCAATCCGGGTTATCAGAGTTTCCAAATTCCCATATCATCTGATCGAACGATAAGTTATTCTTTATATATTCATACATATCAGCATTACTCATATAACCATAAGTATCATCTAAATCAATTGCACGTCCTTCACAATGTTGTGATTTACTTGACCCGCCAATTGCTTTATTTAATTCAGGTCCGCGATAAAATGAATTTATTTTTATAGGGCCACCTACGTGTTTTCTTAATGGTTCAAATATTTTTTCTGCTAGCAATTCCATATTGCTTAAATGTGTTTTTGTAGGATCATTATTTAATCCTAATCTTAATGCTGTAACACTATATGTACCTTCTTTATATGAAATATGTTCACTAATATTTTTCATAATTAATATAATTTAAACTTAGCACCAATTGTTATTGAGTATGTTAAAGGAAAATTGTCGGTGCTTTTTACAATATTCCCACCTATGTTTGCTTTAAAATTTTCTGTTAATGGAAAATCAAAGTTGGCACCTAATACGCCAACGACATGTTCGTTATAACCAATCTTATCTTCTATTGAACTAAAGTATATAGGATTTAAAGCTAATGCTACCATTGGTGATATAGTAAATCTATTTACTTTATATGGTTTTGTACCAAAAAAAGATGCTGAAGGCATAATTGTATAATTACCATTACCAAACAAAACATTATTTGATAATGAATAACCTGCAATTAAACCGTTTCTTATATATACATTACTCAAACCTGTGCTAATATTAACTATACCATACATATACATTGTAGATAATGATATTGATTGTATAGAATGTATAGACCCTTTACCGTAAAATGTACCAAATTTATATTCTTTACCATTCTCACGTATTATAAAGTCTATAGGTCTGTCATAATTATATATTATATGTGATTTTGCGCCACCTAACGTAAACTGCTTTAAATTGTCCCAAATCATTAAGTTAGCAGAATATGAGTCAACTCCGTTTAAAGCCGTCTGGCTATATCCAAAACTCGCTATATTGCTTAATGTGCCGTCTAAACCAGACATAGCCATAAGGTTTGCTGATATTAATATAGGATTACGCTTTTTCTTTTCTTCTTCTTCACTTTCTTCTTCCTCCTCATCAGACTCTTCTTCTTCCTCTTCCTCTTCAGATTCTTCCTCTTGTTCCTCTTCTTCTTGTTCTTCTTCCTGCTCTTGCTCTTCTTCTTTTTCTTCGTTATCATTATCATTATCATTATCATCACCACCATCATCATCTCCACCACCGTCGTCGCTTCCTCCTCCGTCATCATCGCTACCTCCACCATCGCTATCAGATCCATTATCTCCACTATCGCCACCAGAATCAGATCCACCGGAATCACTGTTGTCAGAGCTACCGCTAGATCCGCTATTGTCTGAATTATTATTCGATGAATTATCTGTTGATGATGAACTATTATTAGCCGTATTTGTAGATGTAGTGGCTGTAGTTTGTGTAGTTTGAGCTGTAGAGCATGGTGATAAATTATACCACCAAGCATATGTTTTTTCCATCCATGCTTTTACTGCACCACTATAAAAGTCTTGTGCTGTAAATGTTTGTACTTGATTATAAAATGCAACTGTTGTTGTGCCTTGCATTTGTATCTGTACAGTTTTAACTTGACCAGTACATCTATCTGTAAAGGTTTGTGTTAATACTTGTGAATACGCGGATGCAGAAAATAGTAATACTATTAACCATCTCATTAGTGATCGAATATACCTTTGCGAATCATTCTTTTAACAACTTTCGCAACTGCTGTTTCTAATGCTTTACGTGTTGAAACACCTATCGAAGATTGATTAAATTTTACTTCTTCAAGGTTTTCATTATTTAATAAAGTTAATTCTCTTTGTGTTGTAGCTTTACCTAAACCAGATCCTGTCATATACAAACCTGTTTCAGAATCAACTAACTTAACTTGTAAACCTAGTCTAGTTACAAGTTTGTTTTTTATACCGTCTTTTAAATTTATTGTTTCATCTTCTGATATACTAAAGTCATATACTTCTATATAACCAAAGTATTTAGCTAAAACAATTTTACCTATAGGATTTACAACGTTTGCTGTAAAACCTTTTTCACTTGCTTTAAATTGTTTTATCATTCTTTCTTTTATTTCATCTTTTGTTTCTACAAACTCAAAACGAAATGTTTCATCTAAAAACGCAACGGTAATATTACTCAAGCCTAAGCCAACTCTATAATCGCCTAACTCAGGATATTGTTGTAATATATCATCTGTAATACCGATGTTCAATAAAGCTACACTTACAGGATCACCATTATATTCTGGTATACTCCATATACTTGCTTGCTTTTCAAAATCAGCTACGTAATCTTCGCTTGTTGTTTTACCTATTACTTGCGCATTAGCATGCGTTGCAAAAAGGACAATTAAAATCGCACATATGTATTTCATTACCAATCGTATTCTTTTTCTTTTTCAACTGGTGGTGGCGGTGGTGTTACGATTGTTTTTGTTATAACCATCGTGTCTTTTACAAAAGTACCAGTTGGTATATTAATTTTTTGTTCTAGCATAGGTTGTTCTTCAACAACTTCTTCTTTTGGACTGAAAATAGCTTCCATGTTTGCAATGAACAAACCTCCTGCTGCGGTTATTATTAAACCTATAGTAGCAATTAGTTGGTTTTTTATTTGCCCAAAAAAGCTTTTGTTCCCTTCTTCGCTCATTGGATAGTAATTTTTTGACTCCTAACAATTTCGTTATTTTTTATAAATTGAACAGTATAATCTCCATCTAAGATTGCATTAGTATAAAATGTCATTACATTATTACCATATTGTATATCTAATATACTTTTTGATATGGTATTTTTAAAATGATCTTTTATAACTAACTCATACTGTCCAGCTTCCATAACTTTAAAGTTAAATAGTGAGCCATCGGTTATACTTGGTCCTTGAAATTTTAGACCTTCATTTTCTGCTATTGTTATATCTTGTTCAATTGGATATATTTTTTCCTCATAAGGTTCAATATAACAACTAACAAGAAGTAAAAATATAAATAGTATTTTTTTCATTATTTAAATTCTAAGATTACTAATTCACCACTAAGATTTGCTGCATCGTAATTTCTTATCGACACTAAACCTACAGGGCTTGTAATACTTGCAGGTTTATCAAATACAATTTTATATGTACTTTCTGTTTTAATACCTTTACCTTGTTGATTTATTGAACCTAAGTTAATTAAACCATTTTCAGCAAACGCAAAGTTTGTTGTAAGGTTTCCAGTATCATATATTATTTCATTAAATGTTATTCTTGTATCATCATACTTAACTTTAAATTGTGCAGCTGAAAGATTTTCATCATTTGTTTTTATTTCAACAACTAATTTATCGTCTTCAATTTTACTTTCAAAAGTAACATCTGATTTTGAATTAGCTTTTTTAACTTCGCTACTTGTTTGTCTTGTTATAGTTGCTTGCTCTTGCTGTTGTGCTTGCGCAGAACTATAATTAAGATTTACATCACCAAGTATACCAGTTTTATATTCCCATTTATTTTGTGTTTGTGACCAGTTAGGTGTAAGTGTGTCAACTAGTTTAACATCTAAAGTGTCTTTGTTTACAAATTTCGACATTGTAAATCCGTCATAATCATCAGCTTTTACAGCATAAAAACTTTTACTATAATAACTATCAGAAAATATATCAGTACCTAAAACATGTGTTAACATCTTATAAGCATCCTGCGGTGTTAGTTCATGCTTAGGATCTGCTAAGTCACCATTGTATGCAGATATACCATTACTGATTACTGCACCAGCATTACCGTGACCAACTCCACCTTCTGTTTCTGTTAATAAATATGCAACGTCAGATATTGTAAACGCATTATCTAACCAATCTGTTTTATAATTATCATCACCGCTTCCGTTATACGCAAGCTCCATAGTATATGTTTTGGTTGATGATATTATATAATCAGTTACAGTTACATCACCGCTACCATCCAATGGTAAGCTTGCAACAACTGTACCGTCTTCTTTTATAATAACTTTTAATTTCGTAGGATCAACATTATCGTTTGTATCTACGCTTATATATAAATTACTGTCTAAATCTTCTAATGGTGTATGCGATATATGCTGTGTAGGATGTGCACGTACTTCACCAAAAGGATATACATATTCTGAATTACCAGTATTATCTGCAACTCTTGCCATTGTTGCATATATGTTTTTAGTATAATCATGCGCTGAACCTGCATCTTTTACTTTAAATTTCAATTCAACAAAATGTCCGTATGTGTCGTCACCAAATGGTGTAGTTGATATTGATTGCCAATGATCTACATTCCACCCGCTTGATGTAGCATATGTACCATGATTCCATTGTGCCCACATATCATTAACATCATAATTACTACTAGGTGTAAAACCTACATTAGTCCATGAAAACAAACTATTTTGTGCATTACTAGGTGTTTTCCATGTTGGAGTACCTACTCTAGCAAAAGCAGAGGTATGATACATTAAATCTATATGTGCATATGTTACATCATGTGCACTATCTAGATTATTAATATCTAAACCTAATACAATAGTATCATTTACTTGTACTTTACTTAGTGGTTTGCTTGAATCTAATGTTGTGCCTAAATATTCAATACTTATATCTGCACCGTCGCTAGATGTTTGAGCTATAAGCATTGTAGGTAAAAACAAAAGAAATATTACTTTCATATGTTTAGTCAACTCAGGATACATTTTATATCCTAATTTAGTTAACCATTTATCAAATTTAATAAATAGTTCTTTAATTTTTTGCATATTTACATTTTTTGATTATTTGTTCGCACATTTTCTTAATTGCTGAACTAAGGCTGGTCTGCGAAAATTCACCTTGTTCGTTTAATAATATTGTTGCGGTTGAAACATCTTTGCCCGTTCCTTTGGCTGTTATGATTTTACCGTTGCATTTGCACTTTGCTATTATTTCAATTGAATTCGTTTTTTTGCTATACACTCCTATATTTGTCGATGTTCTTTTACCGCCAAAATACACAAGTTCAACCTCTAACTTATTGGTACTCTTATCGTTAAGATAATAACCTTCATCTTGTACAAGTTCTTCTAAAATATTTTTAATACCAAAACTCAAGCTTCTCGCATTATACGGCTGCATAGTTATGATATTATTTTGTACGTCTTCAATTTTTATATCTTGTGCTGTAGCACAGAATGTTGTAAGTAAACTAAGACTTATTATTTTTTTTATGTAATTCATACCATTTACTTGCTGTATAACCTATAGTTAACAGTAATAAAATTAATTTAAGTGCCATTTCAATTTGAGTAAAGCTAATTGCCATAGCGCTTGTATTCATTGTATAAATTTTTAACGTTTCTATATCTAAACCTTTCATTTTCTTCTTTTAAGTGATTTGACTCTTCTTGGTTTACCGGCTGGTTGTCCTAATGATTTCTTTTCTCTGATCTTTTTTGCTTTTTCAGAAGATGACATTTCACCTGAAGTTTTTGGGGTTTTGCTGGATATTCTTTTACTTGGTCTACAATACGGCGTACCTCTCTTTTCACCTTTACGTCTTCCGCATGGTTTGCCTGTTCTAACATCAACCCATTTTTCTTTGAACCAACGTTTTAATGCTAAGCCTTCTTTAGTTTTTCTTACCGCCATTTTTAAATGGTTTATGGCCGCAGCCTTTTTTCTTTAATGCTAAATGTTCTTTGTATGTCATTGCTTTAGATGATGAGCCATCTTTACAATACATCATATGAGGTTTATACTTTTTTTCTTCCATATTTTGCAGGTCTTTTTTTTACTGTAACTTTTTTATGTTTTAATTTTGCTCTTCTAGGTGGAACCGCCGGGCGAGATTTTAATTTTTTATTTTTCATTATTTTTTCTTTGATTTATTACCCCAATTAGCAGCACCAACTTTTCTGCATTTTGATAATGCACCTGAAGCATATGCTGACGGGAATACTTTATATCTTGCTTTTACTTTGTGATAACATGCGTCTTTTGCCATAACTTATAATTTTTTCTTTTTTATTTTTTTATTTAGTTTTGATTGCTTAATACCTTTAGTTGTAAGCTTTTCGTCTTCTTCTTTTTTCATTCCTAACTCCCAGCTAGACCAACCTAATATTAATGCAACTCTTTGCCATGCTTCTGTATCTGATGCTACTGCCGCTCTTGTATTATCATATATTCTTAATACTCTATCTAACGGCACGTTTGTTGTTGCTGATATAATTTGAGCCGAAGCCATTGCTGCAGGATTTTCTAAAGTAAGTCCTGCTTCTTTAATTTCATCACCAGACCAATCTAATGTGTTTAATGCTGATCTCATTTTTGTTATCTTAGAATCTAATGGAGGAGCTACATCAAATAATTTCCATACAGACGGCTCTAATGCTTTGCCTGCTTTAACTCTTTTTGCTAAATCTAAAGTAAAGTTTTTACCTGCAACAACAGCATTTCCATATAAACCAGTTCCTCTAAGTATAGAATCTAACATACCCTCAGCTACCTTTTCAACTTTTGCACTTTGATTTTCATCTTTTTCATCTTCAAATCCTAAAGCAAATAAAGCTTTTTGCATTGCGTTAAAAATGAAATTTTGAATAGCGCCATAGTACACAAATTTTGACCAATTAGTTTTTTGATCGCCTCTTCCATTTACAATATCTTGAGCAGCTCTTTTCATTAATCTAGTATACTGCATAGGTGTATTAGCAAATGCTAACATAAATCTACCAAACCCTCCTGCTTGTTCAGCTGATATTCTATCTGGTCTTGATGATTGCTGTGCTTCTTCAGTTAATTCTCTAAAATCTCTAAATGCTTGTTGCTCAGCTTGCTTTTGATCCATACCCTGCTTTATGTAAGAATTAACTCTGTTTCTATACATAGATGCTCCACCTGATGCAATAGCAAAACTATCTGCAGCTCTTGTTAAAACAAAACCTTTATTTAATAAATAACTAATAGCACCTTTAACACCACCTTTATTTGCCATTTCAGCAATTTCATTTTCTTGTACATTTAATTTAGTGCCTCCTCTTCTTTCAACTAAAAAATCAGAATTCATTATCATTGAAAAATCTTTCCAATATTGTTTTTGATTTGCAAATGCTTTAGCAGCTTTCAATGGATTATTATCGTGCCAATTCATATAGTTAACAGACGATATAGTCTGCAGCACAGCTGATCTTACGTTTATAAACATAATAGCACCTACAGAATTATTAAGCCAATCTAACCAGTTATCAATTTGAGTATCGCCTCCTCCTGTTCTGTTTCGGCCGCTTTCCATACGTTTAAGTATGTTATTTAAATTTTTTACATAGCCTTTACCAAAAGCAGCTTCTAATTTAAGTTTATTTTCAGCAGAAAAAATTTGATCAACGTTGTTTTTCCATTGTTCTAAATGTTTTTTTCTTTTAGCATCATTTAAATTTGATAATAAATCTGTTTGAATAGTTCCAACATCCCAATTATTATCAGGCTTTACGTATCCTTCTGCTTTATTTATTTGAATTAATTGATTTCCAAAATCAACAAAATCTTTATTATTATTTACTTGATCTAATAATGTTTGTTTAGTAGCATTATCTAAACCTGGTATTTCCATACCTTGTTGATTCCACATCCATACTCTTAAAGCAGTTTCATTTGTATAATTAGTATTACCAACTTTTTTAGTTAATTGTTTAGGTACGTTTTTTAATTTCTTTTTTAATGCTTTAAAATCATTCATTAACTGCATTCTATCACGATTTATATTTTCCATCGCAATTGAATATGGATTTAACAAATTACTTTTATACCATGCTAGTGCTTTATCACCTTCTTTGCCTTTTGGTAATGTTGTATATAACATACCCACAAAGTCTTCAGCCGAATGAGGTATAAAATAATTAAATCTTTTTTTAGATTTTTCATTTCTAGCGGTTACAGGAGTATATATTTTATCAGATAGTATACCTGTTTTTTGTTCAAGTATTGCATTAAATTCACTGCTTAAATCGCCTGTTTCTTTACTATATTCATATATATCAGCAAATTTACCACTTTCTAAAGTAACACTTTGTTCTTGTGTTTTAGGGTTAATATTTAGTCGCCCTCTTATGGTTACATTTGCATTAGTATCGGTACTTCCATTACTATTGCTTGGTGAAATATAAACTTTAGTATCCGCTGCTAAAGGTTTTACATTTAATTTATTTGGATTGCTACCTAAATATACAAGACCTTTATCTCCTAAGTACATGTAGTATACACCTTTTTTATTATAATGACTTATAATTTTTTCAACTGTAGAATTTTTTAAATCGATATTTCTTAATCTAGTATCGAATGCTTTCATTACAGTATTATAAGTTTCTGTTAAATAACCCGTTTGAGGAAACCCAAATGGTATTTTTTCATTTTGAATTTCTTCTGCAAGTGCGTGCATTTCTCTATAAATAGGCATCATAGCTTTTACATCAGATACATATTCATTTAATGCTTTACCATCTTTAGTAGTAGAAACTTTTCCGTCTTCAGTTATTTTAAAACTTCCAGATCCCATTTGTGCTGTACCATCTGCTTTTAATTCTATAGGTATTGCTGTTTTTGTACCATTTTTATCTGTTATGGTCATAATCATGTCAACACCTGTATTACCCATTAAAGCTTCACCTTCAAAAGTAACACCTGGTATATTTAAAGAATTTCCTTTTTGTTGTACATAATATTCAAATATAGTACCTCCAAATCCTTTTATTTTTATATTTCCAAATTCTAATATTTTATCAACAACCGCTTTATAATCTTCAAAATTTTCTAATTTATTTCCATCTAAAATAGATCTTGATTGAACAATAGCTTGCTCCATCGCCATTGATTCTTTCATAAATTGAAAATCTACACCTCTATCAATTTGTTTTGCAACTTCCATTGCAAAATTTTCAGTAAATCCATTTACAAAATTTATTTTTTCAACAACCTCAGGCGTTTTAATAACATCCATAGTTGCATCAAAAGCAATTTCTTGTGCTAATGCCTCAGCTAAAGCTGTTTTTCTTGTGCCTTTTGTTGATGCACCAACATTATCACCTAAAAAATAATCTACAAATTGTTGTTTCGATATTTTCTTTTTCTTAAATATACCTTTACCCTCTGCTGTTTTTTCTCTTAATTGTTTACCTGTTTCATCAACAACGGGCTGTACAAAGTCTTTAAATCTTTTATTAAATGTACCTTGAGGAATTACATCGTATATAAGCTGAAAGTTATTTTCTAAAAATTCTCTATAACCTTCTTGTCTGCCCATCATTTTAGCTATAGTTGGTTTTAATTCAGTTCTATAACTTTGTTGCAATGATTTAAAAAATTGTGGGGTTGTTACATTTGGAAGTTTTGTACCAAATGTTTTTATAACAGAGTTTTTAACTTTAGTAACTACCGCATCAGTTAAGCCTAAACTATTTCTTAAACTTGTTCTTTGTTCTTCAACCGCAGCTTCTTGTTCAGCTTTTTCAGTTATTCCTCTAACTTCAGTAACATCAGATTTAAATTTTGTATCTAAAATACTATTAGCCGCTTCTATAGATCTTGAAGGTAAAAATTTATTTATATATGCTGCTAAAGGAACTCCTGATTGTGGATTGTAAGAATTAACTAAATCAATTACACCTCTTGGCCCAGTTAATATTTCATCAACTAAAATATCCTGCATTGTAATATAACCGGGTACATCTCTATATTTAGATGCAATTTTTTGAGCCATACCTCTATATTTTTCAGATATAGTAAAAGCAGCTTCTCTTCCGCTTTGCTCATATAATTCGTTAACTTCGTTAGCTTCTTTTGAATTTTGAAATTCACTTGAAACATTGCCAATATTTTTAACTCTTTCAACATCTATTTTAGACATTATCTTATCGCTAAGCTTTCCTTCTTTTACACTTTTTGAATATTCTTTTAAAAAGTTATAAACACCTCTACCATCTTGAAACGATATGTTTTCAAAGCCTTTTGGTCTAAATATACTATCTAAAAAGTTAACTAGTCTTTCCCAATATGATTGTTGTTCAAAACTTATTTGATTATTATTCATTAAATCAGAAAAAGCAGTTATATATTCGCCGTAATATTTTTGAGGATTTTTTTCTAATGTTATACCTCTTCTTTTTAATAAATTTTCAACTAGTGAATTTTTACTTGTTCCTATAATATTTTTAAATCCTTTTACTACGCTTTCTTGTGATTTAATATTACCAACCATAGCGTTTAATATAGGGTGCAATATTTCATGACTACCTACAGTAACATTACCTTGTTTTAACGCAACGTCTTTATTTATATATATTCTACCTTGTCCTATAAATACACCCGCTACACCATCTGCTTCAATAACTCTTCCTGTTTCATTTGCTATTGCTTTTTGTAAAGCTTTTTCACTGTTAACAACAGTAGTTTCTAAGCCTGTTTGCTCTTGTACTTCTTTGGCAAAATTTAAATCATTTGATAATTTTTCTTCTAATACTTGCTTATATACAAATTCATTTTCTTCAATAGCATCTTGTTTTTGCTTTTTAAATATAGCCGATGGGTCTTTCATTCTATCAATCTTATTTATAAGATCAATATTTTTAGCATATTGTATTATTTGGTCTTCTGATAAATTTTCAACAGCTACTCTAGCTTTTCTATTTATCATGTTTATTTTAGCAATACCTTTGTTTATTTCTTTTTGTATTAAATTTCTTGCAGCAGGATCCGTTTCTTGTTTTAATTGAGTATGCAATTCTAAAACTTCATTCATAGCGTTTCTTTGCTCTCTTTGTACAGATTTAGGCGTTAATAAAGCAATAGCTCTGTTTTTTCTTCCAGCATTACCTTGTATTGCTTGACTTGCCATTGTAATTCCACCACCTGAAAAAGCACCTATAATACCCTCATCTAAAGTTTGATAAAAAGCTTTCCAACTAAAACCTCTTTCATCATTAATCCATCTTTCTTCATCAAAAAATCCGCCTTTACCAAAAAATGCTGAATCATTAAATCTATTAAGTGTTGCTTGCCCCATTTCCGTTAAGCCCTCTGCACCTGCAACTCTTCCCATTCTATTCCAAAATCCTCTATACATTTCTTTTGCAGCTTTTTCGCCTCTTGTTGCTTTTAATAAACCTGAATTTTTAAATATATATCTAGTAGCTAAACCGTCTAAAATTTCAACAGCTCCTGTTATAGCTGCATTGCTTAATAATTTACCTGCTGATTCATCTGGATTTTTTGCAAATTCTTCTTCCCATTTATTACCTGCTACACTAGCACCTGTTAAAATTAATGTTGGCGCCCAAAATGAAGCAAGCGTATAAGGTAAACTAGAAATAGTTTGAGAAGCTATTCTTCCACCAATTTCACCCCAACCCTCTCCGCTTAAAGTAGCAGCACCAATAGATTCTGTTATTGTTTTATCATAAATAGGTATATGTTTTTGTAACTTTTTTTGTTTCGCTGCAATATCATCAACAGTTGGTATATATAAACCCATACCACCTACATTTGAAACACTATTTATAGCGGATTGTATATTATTAACATAATCCCTAACAACTAATTTTTCTTTTGCTGAAAGGTCTTTATCACCAATTAACTCCATAGCTTCGATAGAAGCATGTGTAAGAAACGCATTTTTAACAGCTGGCAATCCTTTACCTATTTCTAAAAATGTATTAGTTATACCTGCAAGTGCCGGCTTTGCAAAAGATTGTAAAAATGTTTTAAATTCTTTAGGATCTTCTACAGCCATGTCACCTAACAAACCTGTAGCAGCAGTTCCAAATCCTCCTCCAGGTTTTATTAAATCTACTCCAAATTGAGTTATGCTTCCCCTGTCTAAAGGATTAAATCCAGTTGATGCCCCAGGAATCATACCAAGAGGTTTAAATTCTCTAAGCTTTTGCTCGAGCTCTTCCTGTGTGATAGAAGGATTTTGTTTTATAAGCTGATCAGCATACTGTCGTAATTGTTCCTCCATTTATTAAAATTCTACGCCGGGATATTTAACTTTAAGTTGTTTTAAAGCGGCTATTTTATCTTTTCTTAATTTTTCCATTAATTTTCTATCTTCATCGTAAGATTCTTGGCTTGCAACTACAGGGAAATACTTTAATTTTCCTGAACTTTGTTGTATAAAATATTTTTTGTAATTATCAGCCATCATTCTATCTAAATCAGCTTCTTCATCGCCAGTATCATAAACAGAATATCGGTCTCCATCATAATTAGCTATACCTCTTACTCCTAAATTATAAAGAGGGTCATTTGTTGCATCGCTTTCTTTTTTTCTTTCAGCTTGTATATTAACTATAGCTTGCTCTCTTTTTCTATTTTCGCTCAATAAATTATTAAGTGTTTCACCATCTGATAAAGGCAGTGAATTATAATTTATATTACCTTCTACAGCACCAATAGCTCTCCATAATTGCTCTATACCGCTAGCTACATTATAATTGCCTCCTCCCATAAATTTAGCAAAACCTCTAGAAAAAGGATTTGTATTTTTAAAACTATATGTATAATTTTCACTATCACCAAGTTGTTCAACACCAACTTCTAATCCTATAGCCGCTCCTTTAGCAATAATAGCTTCATAATCATTAGGATTTGTTGCTATATATCTAGCCAAGCTTTCAGCATCATCTTTATACATATTAAAGTTTTCTAAATTTTCACGTATTCTTTGTTTTTGCGTTCTAGTATAAGGATCATCGTCACCACCAGGTGTAAAGCTAAATGATTTAATACTTGGAGCTTTTTTCAAAAATTCAAAATAATCTTCAGCTAATGCTTTATTTATTTCAGCTATTTGCTCAGGCGTTCCTTTATATGCACCTATTCTATCTTTTTCATCTAAATCACCTAATACTTCATCTTCATAATAAATTCTTTGTAAATTTTCATCAAACATTTTATCTTCACCTGATCTAAATACAGAAGTATTTAAGGCTAACGGCTGATTTAAAAGAAAATCTTTTATTTCAGGATTATCTTGTAATTGGAATGTTGAAAGTTTTGTATTAGCATTATCAGATCTAGTTACGTAAGAATTAGCATTTTCATTAGCAATAAGTGCGTCAGCTAATACAGTTGCATGACTTAAGAAAAACGGATTGTTTTCGTTTTCGTAAGCTAATTCAGGTGTTATATATCTTGGATTGTTAATAACCTCAGACGCTTGTACTGCTTTAGGTGTAAAGTTAGTAGGTGTTCCATGTGGAACAACAATTTGTAAACCGTCTTCGTTTCTATCTAATATATATTTACCATTTTGTACACCAAAACGCATTGTATTAGCAGCTTGGTCATCTTGGTTTCCTCTTACATCTGCATATTTTAAAGTTTTATCATCTTCTATAACAGGTTGCATTGTGCTTGCTAACAATGCCGCGTCATTTAATATTTTATCGTAATAATCTTGCTGTTCTCTATACTCATCAAATGATTTCTTACCTAATTTATAATCTTTATAATTATTTCCAACTTCAACTTTTAAATCTGTTAAGAATTTTCTATTATATGAAGCAGCTTTGCCAAAAATTTCATTCATTCTGGCATTAAACTGTGAGCTAACAATATAAGAATCTTCATTAGCTTTTCTTATTTTTTCTTCCTGCTTCTTCTGTATATTTCTAATACCAGCATATGCAACTGCAGCAACCTGCCCTAATCCTCCTTTATATTGTATAGGTGTTGGATTAGCGTATTGTCCATAACTATATGTTCCGTATGATACTTGTGGTAAACTCATAATTTATTATATTTTAACCTCCGCTAAATAAAGCAGCTGTGTTTGCTCCCATACCTCCTAAGGCATCCATTCTTTGTTGTCCATATTGTTGAACCAATGCAGCTTGCCTTGAAATATCTGCAATGTTTCTAGCCTCCTGTCCTTGGAATTGAAATGTTCTACCTAATATATTAGCTTGTTGTAATCTTTGTTGTTCAGCTATTCTAGCATTTTGAGCAGCCTGTGCTCCTTGTGCTCTTAATTGTGCGTTTTGAGCTTCTTGTTGTTGTATTGTATTAGAAATTTCTCTTTTACTTTGTAATGCTGCTTGAGCTAAAGCTGTTGCCCCTCCGGCACCTGCGCCTGTTGCCCTTAATGTATCTAACGTATTAGCTAAAGATATATCTGCTTGTTCAGCTTGAAATTCAGCAGCGCCTGTAGCAACTTGTAAATTAGCAAAAGGATTACTAATCATGCTACTTAAATCTGATACTTGATCATAAGGATTTATAACCTCTCTTGCATCTCTACTAGCTAAGGCTGCATCAAGTCTTCTCTGAGCTCCACGCTGTGCTCGTTTAGCTTTATTCGCATTCATTGCGCTAAATATTGCCATACTATAAATTTTTTATTATTTCATAAGATGGTTTTTCATCTACAATCCATCCTAATTTTTTATGTGTATTAATCAAATGTTTGTTTCGGCCTATTGTAAACACATGTACAATACCTTGATCTTGTAAAACACGCTCTACGGCTTGAATTAAGAGCTCTATCGCGTCTTTTCTGTCACTTTCTCTGTAATCTGGGTTAGATATAACCCATTCAAGTAAAGCAGCCTTAGAATTGGTCATATAAATATAACCTGCTACTATACCAATATCGTTTTTTTCAACTATAAAACCAGTGTCTGGTAAAAACGTTTGAGGTGGTGCTTGCCATTTCCATGCATCCCACCATTTTACTAATGTACTGTAGTCTTCACTAGTAAGTCTACGAATATTTAATTGCATTTAACTTGATTTTGTTATATTATGTGATACTGAAAATAATTCAGTAGGGTCAGAAAGATCATGTTGCATTCTGACTTTATTAAAGTAACCTCTTATTCCTGATACTTCTAATCCAGCAACCTTAGCTTTACTTTTGCCAAATACACCTCCAGTTTCTGCTTTAAAATCTAAATGAGAATAAAACTTTTCTTCTTTTCTTTTAAATATGTTTGATATATCAGCGCTTGAACTTGTGCTAGAATTATCTACATCGTATGCAGATTGTATATCTGTACCTATATTTGTTGCTTTCCAATAGCGACCACCTTCATAATTTATTGTTAAAAAGTTTTTAATTGACGAAGGTTCTTGATTTGCTATAATGTCTACAAAAGCCGGCAAGCTTGATCCATAATGTTGGTTACAAGTTGCTTTTTTATAATGTTCCCAAATATTACTGTCTTTTAATGTATAAAACTTTTTATTATGGCTAAAAGCAAAATCAGGATCATATCCGTATCTACTAACCCATCCGTTTACACTATCATCAAAAGATAATGTTTGATAAGTGCCTAAAGTTGATGGTAATCCTTGCAAACTTACTACATAATGATCATCGTGATCATCATATCCGCCAACAATTTTATCATCAGAAGCAAAAGAATTATCAATTTCATCTAAATAATCTCTGAAATAATCTCTCATTCCATAATTTGATATTTCAGTTATTCCGTCTCTAGATAATCTTAATACTGACGCTCTATTTTTATCAACAAAATATTTTCTACCACCCTTTACAGCAAAGCTTTCAGGATTCTGTGTGCCATATTTACCTTGATAAGCAACTATTTGTCCTATAACTGCAGCGCCTGATGCTGTTAATTGTCCGCCTTCAGCTGTGAATAAAGCATCTTTATCAATTAAGGCATAACTAACTTTATTATTTTGCAATATATTTAAGTTAGTGTCTTCAGCATGAAGTTTTTGTATTTCACCATGTGATGGGTCTACAGCTCTAGTTATTGGTTCAGCTGCATTATAAACATTTGTTCTGTTTATATCTGTTCTTGAATTATAAATACCAGAATATATTAAAGCATTTTGTCTTCTTACTCCAGCATAGCTTTCGTCAACTAAATGTGCTTTTGGCCCTATACTTATGAATGGTTCATTAAAACCACCTTTTATTCTTGACTCTTCAAAGTGTAAATTATTACACGCAGTAGACATAATAAAGGTATTAAAAAATTGTACTTCAACAGTATGTGCCATAATTAATTATTACATGTTTTAGTTGTTTAACAAATCGCTTTATTAGATAATACACCTGAAGAACTTATCTGACCTCTAAATGAAGTGTTACTACCGCTAGATCCAGGAACACCATCGTGTGGTGTTGGGAAGAACGAGAACCAATTACCTTGTCCGTTTAATACAGTGCCAGCTTGATCAGTGTATATTGTTTTACCATCATCTGGTGTTGTTTCAGAACTTGTAGGTATAAAGTAAGCATCACTACCAACAGCTAGACTACACGCAGCAGAAGCAGATCCTCCACCTTGTGTAGTTTCAGATATATAAAAATGTTGATAATTTGTAGATGCAACTGCAATTGATAATGTAGCTGTATCTGTCAAACCTCCAATATCTGTTACTTTTATAGTTAAAGTATAAGTATCGCCAGAAGTTAATGAATTTACTGTAGTTATAATACCTGTACTAGAACCAATAGTAAAATCACTGTCAGTATTTCCAGCCGTTATAGAATATGTTAAATCATTTGTTGTTGCGCCTGATTTGGCAGTACCATTAACCGCTGTAACGGTTCTAATTGCAGTTCCTACAGTTGTTGACGCTGCTAAAGAGTTTCCTCCAGTTAATGCGGAACCAACGGATATTGTTGGCGCGACATTAGTTATGCTTACACTTTTATCTTGTGTAGTTGAATTATTTGAGCTATCAGTTGATTTTATTCTTATTGTGTAATTATCAGATGCGTTATTTCTAAATTCAAAATTTTCGGCAGCATCCAAATCTTCACCATTTATTACAAAGGCACCAGATCTATCTGTGCCATTACCGTCAGTTATTGATAATATTTGATATGTAGGTGAACTAACATTACCACCTCCAGTATCTGTTGTTGTAAGATCTGCAACTTTTGATGTGCTACTAAAATTAACATTTTCAGCTCTGCTTGATGTACTTAATGTTATGCCATTAGGAACTGTTCCAAGTGATGCTTCAATAGCTGCATTTAAATGTGATATTAGTCCTGCTGTTGATGTTTCATAATATATATCTAAAGCAGAACTTATTGGTTTTGTTTCTAAAACAACTAAATTATTAAATGTTGAATTTGCAACTCTATTACGGCCGCTACCATCTGGCAATTCAGCTAATAATGGGTTTTTATTACTTTGGTAAAATTCATTAAAAGCTTCTAAACCATGTTCATGTTTTGTGCCTATTGATATTATATCTATAAAATCATTGCCTGATTGTTGTGCTTGAGCACCTGTTGTATCTAATATTTTAGGCAATAAACTTGTTTGTGAACCAACGGTGCCATCTTCCGTGTTAATATCTGTTACATCTCTTGGTACTTTATTTATATTATCACCTGTTAATACAAGCCATGATCTTTTTTCAGTTGAGGGAATATTATCAACCAATGTAGGTGCATAAACATTGTAAAATTCTTGCTCTGCTTGTTTTACAACAACTTTATATGAATACCAGCCTAAAGGATTTGTGTCTTTTGCATAAGCATCACCTATTACTGATGAAAAATTTAACTTCAATGCGTATAAGTCCCATCCGTTTACACTTCCCGTCTTAGGATCTACAAATTCAGTATTATCAGTTGGTAAAAATACAGTTGAATGTCTTCCATATCTATCTGATAAAACTAAACCAACAGAATATTCTCTATTTGATTTTACAGAAGAATTTAAGTATTGATCATTCCAATTGCTCTGATCGCCATGTGTAACTGTAAATTGATCTTTAGTTAAAGTTAAATCTGATATACTTCTATTTTGATAAAAGTTACCATATATAACTCTATTACCACTCACTTCTTGTGTTTTTGCTTTTACAGGTGCAATATCGGCAACTCTTATTAAATCAGCTTCAGGTAAAGTTTGTACAGGTTTTGTAGAGTCATAAGTAAATTTAAAACCGTGTATAAGCTTAGCTACATTGGTTGAAATAGGCTCTGCTCTATGGATTGTAGTTACGTCGGAAAAATTTAATGTATCCACAACTTTTAAAGCTAAGCTATCGGACTCACTATATAATATTTGTATTTTTTTAATTTTTAAATGATTAGTATAGGCAGCAGCTTGTGAAGTTGTGAAAAAATATAAACGCTGATTATCTATTAAGGGTGTTTTTGCGTCAATAGACGTAGTGGTTCCTACAGTTGTTGTGCCATTACCATCCCCACTATCACTACCTATAGCTGCAATATATTTATCACCTCTTTCAGTTAAAATAACATTGCCATCTGCTATAGTGCCATGTTTAGTATCAATGCTATGAGGTCCTGCTCCACTAACTCCGCCGGTTACACCAGCAACAACATCACATGAGGCATGACTATCTTCGTCTGTATTGCTTGGTAAATCAATAAATAATTCAACTCTATTAACCATATTTTGCATTTCTGCAACTATAGTTGAATCAATTATATTTGGTTCACTCTGTATTACTCCGCCATCACTACTTTGGTATTCTCCATAAGGTAATTGTGACTGGCCATAGCCTGGACAAAAACAAGTTTGTGTAAATGGTGATATTATAGAAAATTCATTATTTGCATATTGAAATCTATATGCAAATTTTACAAACTTATCTTTTAAATGTAAACTTTTTACAGTGGATGTAGCTTGTGCGGACAAAGTAACTTTAGCCGCTGAAGGTGGTGAGTATTGTGCAACACTTATTAAATCTTCTAAATATTCACCTTGATAAATACTACTTCCCCCTGTATTACTATTGAGTGATGCATCAAAAGATGATTTTGCAAGTTTTATATCTATTCTTCTTGGTTGATTATAATTATCAGTCCAAAATAATAAATCATCAATTTTATTAACATGTAGTATCGGATGCTTTGTAGAAAAATTTAATCTATAGTCATTAATTAATGCTTTAGGTGTGTTATTTGAACCTAATTGAGTATAATATATTCTGCATTTTTTACTACTACCTGCGTATCTATTTGTTATTACTGTTGGATCATCTTCTTCTACACCTTCAAAATCTGTTACAAACCAAAAACAATCACCGTTTAATGGATCAACATATTTACCTATTGTTTTTATAGTTGATGCTAAAGTAAGTGACGGGTGATCTCTATCATTACTTTTAATATTTTGCACAGTACCCACATCTGAATTATCAGATTTGGAAACTTTAATATTAAAAGCGTCTCTATACTGGCCGTTAGGTAATAGTCTATCATCAAGGTCTTTATTCATTTTACCTTGAAGAAAATTATTCTTTATTTCCGGCATCTATTAATGTTTTATGTGTTTAGATTTGTTTCTCATTACTTGAGCAAGCTCACCTAAGTTAATATTTGATAATCTTAATTTAGCATTTCGCATTGCAGCTCTTCTTTCTTTTCTAAATCTATTTATAATATATTCAGGAAAATTGTTTTGAGAACTTGCAATAGCATGCGTTATATATTTATATATTGCGTCTTCAGCTAATTTATGTACTTGCATTTCATCATCTGTACCTAAACCATCTGATACATATTTTATTGTAATAATTTTATTTACTAAATCAGCACTAAATGAAAACTTGCCATTTGCTTCATCAATAACAAATACACCATTTTTTTGTGATAACTCTGGATTCAAACCATATCTTTTTCCAAACTCACCTATTCTATCTATATCCTTATGATTATCATATGTTAAATCATCATTATTATATGCGCCTGCTACATTATTATGATCTAATTTTTTAAATTCTTCAGATGTATATGGTATACCAGTAAGTAAACTACCATCATTATCAAATAAATAATCAGCATTGTTATCTTGCAATATTGATTCTGAAGGTACTGATGTATGTCTTGCAGGATACAATATATGTTCGATACCTGCATCATCAACTCTAGAAAGTTGAACGTAATTTACATAATCTTGAGGAAAAGGTATTGATAACGAAGAGCCTATTTCAACTTCTTGAATTTTTTCAACACGACTTATATCATATGCAAATTCCTGTATGCCTCTTTTTGCATGAAATAAAACTTCTGTTCTATTTGTTCTTTGTATTAACTTACCATCACCAACAAAAGCAATTATATAATTATTAATTATATTTGCTAAAGATATATATCTATAACTTCCAAATTTTTCAGCTTTGTCAGATTCTTTTACAATAATTGATAAACCATTTTTAGGAGCACCATTAGATTCTAATACATCTGAATTATTTGTATTACTTGAAAATGTTATTGTCGGGGAGGAATATGAAAAATTACCACTATTTATTCTTTTACCATTAACAAATATAATTATGTTAGATTTAGCCGCAGGTAAAGTGGGAAAATATGTTGTTGTTAACGTAAATGCTGTAGTGCTACCATTACCAGTAAAGGACTGCTGTTGGCTGTAATATGCTTCTGCTGTTTGTGTTATAAGTCCCATTTATTATAAGTTTTCTAATTGTGTTATTTTTGCTTCCTCACTACTTGCTGCTTGTATTACCGTTGGATCAGAAACAACTACACCAGCATATTTTAATATACCTAAAATTAATTGTACCTGATCAGAAGGGTGTAATGTAAAATCTTGTGCTGAACTAGTATTAAATGTATATTCACCAGTTGTTCCAGAAAAAGCCCATTTTGGTGCTGTAGGAACTTTTATATATTCAATAAGTAAATTACCTAATGTCCAACTACCATCTGTTAAAGCAGGCTCAACGATTATATCTTCTGCTCTCTGATAATATACAGGAAATGATGTTGTGGGTTTTGTTAAAGGTGAAGATAGTAAATATGATAATTTACGTTTATTTACTTTTTCTAATTGAATAGTTTTATTAGTTATACTAATATTAATTGTTCTATATAAATCGGTAGGTAAAGTACCAATACCGTTTGTTAAGGTAATATCTGCTTGCTTAAAAAACGCATCTATTTTTTCTTGAATTTTTTCTGGTATATTACCATAGTCTTCTACAGATCTTCCAGCATTATGCTTTACAACTGATCTGTTATAGTCATGAAAATTTTGATCTAGTATATCAAGTTGAACTTGAGTTCCAATTTTATTAAACTCATCAGGGGTTAACCAACCTCTACCTTCTTTATTTAATATTGATAATACTGTTTTATATACGTTATCAACTGATATTGCCATAATATTTTTTATAATGATTAAGCCGCCGAAGCGGCATAACCACTATAACGACTATTTAAGTTTCTTTTCTATTACTTTATAAACGTCAATACCTTCATCAGTTTTAAGATATGCTGTTAAAGCTGAATATGGATTTTCGTCAAACGGAACAGTTAATAATTTTCTATTATTACTTGCCCAATAAAATGTTCTTTGATCAGGTGAAAGCTTTATTAATTGCATTTCAACTGCTTTAATACCCATGTTTCTAATGCTAATGTTTTCATCATTAACTAATTCTAAAAACAATTGCGGATCCTGTCTAGCCATAAGGAATAAATCTCTTTTTATTTCTTTTGAACTCATTTTTGAAATTTGTGAACCTCTTTCTGTTCTTACAATAGCTTCTGCATGATCTATATCAATTTGCATAGCTGCTTGTATTGCTTCAAATTCAAGATTTAAAATTTCAAGATCATCTTGTGCAGCTTTTTCATTATCAGCTTCATAATATAAATGATCTTTATCAGGATGATATAAAGATAAAATTTGTTGTAAAACAACTTTTTCTTTTGGAACATTTAATACACCATCTCTAAAAATAATATGATCTAATCTTGCGTCACCTTTAAATTCATCTACAAATGGTGTTTTTTGATTTAATGTATATTTTATTTCTCTTTCAAATCCTTGTTTTTCATCAAACCAAAAAAATCCTTTTGATTTTAATATAAATACAATTGGTGAATCGTCACCTGCTAAATAATATTGTCTATCTTTATATTCCCAAGTACTTTTTGGTTTTGATTCTTTTTTTGGTGGGGTAACCACTACAGGTTCCTCAACAGCCACCTCTGCTATTTTCTTTTTTGCCATGATATAATATAATAAAAATTAAAAATAAAGGCAGGGTGCCGAAACACCCTAGCCTATATTAATGTATTATTTAAATAATACGAAATTGTTAGCAGCTTGAGTTACTAAACATCTTTCAGACAAGTAATGTACTTCCATTTTGTCATCCCCAGATGTAGCAGCTCCACCTACTGAACCTGTAATCCAAGACTTCATTCTTCTGTCATCAGCTTCATTAGCTCTATATCTTACGTGTAAGAAAGGTCTTCTGATGTTAGAACCAAGTACTTGGTCATATACTGATGATGTTCCAGCTGGTACTAGCACACCTTTGATGTCTGCGAATAATCCTCTTGTAGATTTGTTGTTAAGATATTTCCAGTCAGTTTTATAGAAGTCATAAGAACCTCTTCTAAATCCGTTGAAACCTAAATTTAACGCCATATCTTCAGAGTTTTCAAATACACCAAAAGATGATCCACCGTTCCAGTTACTGTTAACAGCCGCTAGAGCGTCATCAACTTTTAAGTTTGAGTCTCTATCTAAGAATAACATGTTTTCTTCAATAGATCCTTGCTTATCTAATTCTTTAAGAATTAAGTCAAAATCAGAAATAACATCGTTAACCGCGTCATATGCGCCAGTTGCAACGATACCTCTGTTTTCAATTGCTGCAAAAAGACCTTCAGAACCAACTGGATCATTATTAGAAGCACTTCCGCCAAGCTCTACTTCAATAGTAGATGCGTCTACACCTTTAACAGACTCAATTAGAGCTGTTTCTAAATAATCTTCAAATCTAGTTCTTGTGTCACCTTCTGCTTTTAAGTACCATAAGTAACCATTTTGTCCTCCTTCACCTGATACTTCAATCCAACCGATTTGAGCAGCGTCAGAACCGTTAACCTCAAATTTATCTTTTAAGATAATTGGTTTGTTAGTAAAAGATTGGAATTCTGGTTTTACAGCACCTGACATAGCGCCAGCTCCTTTTGCAAATTCAGAACCATAAACAAAGAACGAACATGTGTTCCCTGAGTCATCAGTAGCCGTGTCAAATCCTGAAATAGCACCAACAGTAGCACCTTTATAAGGTAATACAGTTAAAGTAGTATTGTCAGCAGCAACAGCTGATACATAACATTTTATGATTGTTGGAGAAGCTTGGTTGTCAGATAATACAATTGTTTGACCAACTCTTACCGCGTGTGTACCACTACTTGCAATAGTAATAACACCAGCGTCTGTAACAGAAGCACCTTCGTAAGCTAAGTGTAATCTACCTTGCTCAGACCAAATAACTTGATCAGAAGCCATAGGCATCTCAGCACCTATCATTCTTAAAAACGAAGATACAGATCTGTTTCCATATCTTTCCACTTCTTGTGCATATAGCTCTGGTAAATATTGTTGTGACCAGTTGCTACCACCTGAACCGTGGAAGTTTAAATAATTCGAATACGTAGCAACTTTACTCGCATAAGGAGTTAATTCGCTAGGTAATGAAAATGATACATTTGCCATTTTTAATTAATTTTTAATAGTTTTTCAGTTTTAATTTAAGCCCTGAACTATTAGTACCACCTACTGCTCTAACTTTTACACCACCAGCATCAACTACGCCATCGGCAGTTTTTCTAGGGTTCATGTCTATGTTTTTAGCGTCAGCAGTCATTTGCTTTATAGCGTCTGCTTTGCCTTGCTCATAAAAATGATTAGCTATTGCGTCAGGATTGGAAGCAGCAAATAAAGCTTTATGAAAGTCGCCTGCATTTGTTAACAAATTATTGTCATCAATATACTTATCAAAAACATTTGTTATGTTGCTGGCTTCTTTTGTTTTATTTACATCATTTAAATTAAAACGATATTTTTTATCTCCAACTTTGAAATTAAAACCTTTAAATTCATCATTGAAAACTTTATTCGTTTCAGATTTAAAATGATTTGTCTGCTTCGATAATAATTCTTCAGCTTGTTTTTGCTCGTTATTATAACGATTGAAAAAATCTATGGCCTTTTGCTGTTCAGGTAGCAACTTAGAACCCAACTTGACTTCTTTGTAATACTGATCCTTCAATCCTGCTAAATGGTTTTTAGCTTGTGCAATCGCTTCTTTCCGAGCTAATTGTTTTCTTTTTATAAATCTTGGCTCATCTACTTCTTGATCATAATCAAATTCATCTTCCATAAGGAATTGAATTTCTTCATAACTTAGATGAGGTTTAGTTTGTTTATAATACTCAATTAATAGAGTATCATCATCAACATTAGAATAATCTGTGCTTAATCTAGCATAGTCCTCTATTGTTCCGCCTGTTTCATTCATGAACTTAACTAAGTCCTCAATGTTTTCAGGTAAGTTTAATTCTGGCTCTTGTGTTTCTTGAACTTCTTCAACCTCTTGTTGCGGCTCTTCAACAACTGGAGCTTCTTCTTCTTTTACCGTTTCTTCTTCAACAACCTCTTCTAATACAGGTGTTTCTACTTCTTCTTCTTCGCGTACTCCTTGCAATTCCACTTCGGCTTCTTGCCCAGCTTCTTCATTCTCGCCGCTTCCGCGTAGCACGCCATCTTCTGTTTCTTGTTCTTGAACGGCATCTTGTTGATTTTCTTCGTTAAACTTATTGAGATCTAATTTATATACTCCATCTTCAGTGATGGGCATACCGGCGTTCTCAGCTACCGCCTCTTCTTTTTCAGCCATAGTTTTTGGCTCTTCAGCTTCAACAGCTGATACTTTTACTTCTTCTGCCATGATAAAATATTATATAATTATTAAAAGTTTTTTTATTTTCTTGCGTAATATGCAAGAATGCTACCGCCTGCAACATCTATTTCGGTATATCTACCGTGAATAGTTATACCTGCAGGAAACGTAACATTTGAATTTGTGATTTGTACACCACCAGATCCTTCATCGTTTGTTTCAGATCCAGCTGCTAAATCACCTGCAGCGTCTTCTGTATTTGCAAATTGTGTTGCAGTTTCAGCAACTAATCCTCCACTTGCATCAAATGTAGCGTTAGCTAATACATCAAAAGCAATGAATACGTGATTCAATGGTGGTTTAATTGCATCACTACTTGCTGTAGTAAATACAGATCCTACGATATTGTGCGGAAAATCAGTTCCTCTTACTCCCATAGTTTTATTATTTATTTAGTTATCTTGGTTCAAATTGTTCTAAACCAAATCCACCCAAGTTATCAAACCCTGCAGATTCAAAGTTTTTTGGTGGTGTTCCAGATTGTCTCTGGTTTATTAATTCGCTTTGTTGAGATGCTTGTATTTTCGTTCTTTCATCTTTTCTATCTTCCTTATATTTCTCTTTATTTTTAATTACGTCAGACTCAACTTGTTTAAGCTGCATATTCAATTGAAACTCATATTCCATTAATTCTTTTTTAATCTGAGCTTCTTTTTCTAATTTTTGAATATCAAACTGTGATTGTGCTTGCGCAATTTGTACTTTACTTTGAGCTATACCCTGCTGTTTCTGCATGTCAGCCTGAGCCGCTGCTTGCGCTGATTGAGCGTTAGCTTGCGATTGTGCTTGTATATTTTCAAGCTGCATAGCCCTATCTCTTTCTTGTTTTCTTTTTCTTCTTAATTTTAATAGCTGATTAGCTAATTTAAGATTTTTAATTTCTCTTACATCAATAGCATCTTCTAACTCAATTTGTTTTTGAGTTATTGCCATTTGTATATTATTTTCTAATAATTGTTTTTCTTCTTCATCCGGCGCTAATTCTAAAAATATACCAAAGTCATGCAAATGTAAAGTATACAATTCTTCTAATGTACCTACATTAAACTTACCTAATGATTGTATAAATGACCTTTTTGTATTACTATATTCTAAAACATCAGACACTCTTAACGAAATAGCTTCTGCTGTTTTTAATGTAAGATATAATCCTGCTTGTAATATATGTCTTGTAGCTGTATTACTATTAGCTGCTGCTAATTTTTGTAAACCAACTAATGCGTTTTTATCAGGATTACTTCCATCCCTTGCTTCATTTAATCCAGTTACATCTCTCATCATTTGTAAATAATAATTATAAGACTGTATTAAACTAGCTATCTTTGTATTTCCTCCCGATGCTCTAAGTTCTTGAATTGGCACTCTTGCGTTATTAAAGTCACCATCTTGTGTCATTGATCTACCAATAACAGAACCAGTTTGGAAATACATATTTAATGCTTCTTGTGGATTGTAATTTGTACCGTTACCTAAATCCACTTCAGCAATACCATCCGCATCTAAGAATACTCCATCGGGAACCAATCTTGAAAGTACTTGTTGTAATTTAAGATGCGTTATTTGAATCATATCAGCAAAAGACGTCATTCTGCTTACTAAAGATTCAGGCTTTCCTTTATAAATTCTTGGTGCAACTATATTGTAACTCATCTGAACTTTTGTAATATCAGACTTAGGTCTTGTCATATTAATAGCCTTTTGCCATTTTAACAATTTATTATGGCCTACTATTTTTGCACCTTCATATAAACATTCAATTGATCTATTTACTTTTTCAAATCGTGATCTAGCATCTTTTGGTGGGTCAAATTGATCTGTTTTTTCAATTGCTTTTTCTGCACCTGTAGATGTCTTTTTTATTTTGTAAACTTGATTTTCAAAAGTTTTATATTCAAAATATATTATATCAACATAATTTTTATCTTGATTATCTACGCTATATGTTTTATGTAATCTTATATCGTTACCTTTACCTTCAATTTCTTTTATGTCCTCTTCAGTTAAGTAAGGGTATTGTTTTTTTAATTCTGTAATTGTAATACTTTTTACTTCACCTACATAATATATATCATCAAAATAAGGTGAATCAGAATATGAATAAACTAAATTAGCTGGATCTACATATTCAAGTTTAATACCATCTGCAGTATTAAAACTATTTTTTATAGCACCCATTCCAATAACAGTTATATCATAATCAACTCTTCTTTTTAGTAAATCATATTTATTTAAATCAAAAACATTTGTTAAAGCCTGCTCTTGTGCTATTTCAACAGCTTGTTTATAGCTAAGCTGCATATGTAATTGTAATTCTTCTTCGTCTTGTGGTATAATTTCAGGTGCATTAAATAATGTACTTACACCTAAAGTTTTTTGTATTTTGTCGGCAAAATCATTAGCATACATATCATTTAATAGTTTTTCAACAAAATCCGTTCTACGTTTTGTAGCAATAGGATCAACTGAGTATGCCTTTAAATCGTATGTTCTATTTGAAATACCATTTACAACTATATCTACAAACTTAGGTATAATAGGTACAGGTTTCCAATCTAAATTAAGATATGACAAATCACCGTTTATAGATAACTCATCTTTATACTTTTGTATACTTTGTTCTCCTCTTGCATATAATCTTAACCTATGAAAGTTATCTCTATTTGCAAAGTAACGTGTAGTACCGGAATCTTTCTTAAACCACTCAGACTCTATGGCTCTTGCAACTTGCAATCCATATTCTGTAGATGCTTTTTCAGCATCAGGCACCGATTGACTCGGGAATATACCGTTTTTAAATGTTTTTGCCATTTATTTTATTATTTTTGAAAAATTGCCTTTATTATCGTATTTAGCAAAACTAAAATTTAGTTTATTATTTAGTTGTATTTTAGGTCTAGGTGTATATAAATTTTTATTACATGCCATAATTGCTAACCCAGAACTTATTGCTGCATCAAATTTTGTTCTTTTATTTATATCAAATCCAGCCCAATCATTTAATGTTTCATTAAAATATAAATTTCCATGAGTACCATCATGCTTTATACCCACATATGAATTTATATAACTTTCAATTGCTGCAGCATGTGCTTGCCTTATATCTTCACTCGAGTTTGGTATACCACCTATTTCTTTTTCTGTAACAGATAATTTATTCCAAACTTTATCAGGTCTATTCATTGAATATCCTCTATATCCTCTTCTTTTTAAATAGTATAATAATCTTGGTTTATTGTTTTCTGCAAGTATTGGCATACCATAAAAATGTAATGCCATAAGTATATCTTCAAAAAACATTTCCGCTGTTTGCGGTCGGGCTATATATTCTAAAAAGAATTGGTTTGCCGGTGCGTTTTCCATACTAAATTTAGTAAGACCATGCAAGGCACCTTTAGATCCTTTGCCGTCGGTAGTACCGGATATATCATAGCTATCGCAGCCAAATGCACCAATATGTTCGTTTCCAGGATACTTAATTCCATTTTTTATTATTACTTTATTTTGTAATTCAACTTCAGGAACCCAAGATATATTAAATCTTCCATTTAAGTTTGGTGTGAATTGGACTTCCGTGTCTTGCACCCCATTCTTCCACGAAAAACCTCCACGAGTGACTGCACCATCGTATCTAGCTTCTTCATTAAAATCAATCTGTTCGTAAATCTTAGCAAGATTAAATATGCTATTTTTAGTTTCATCTCTGAAAGCATGTTCTTCAGTCCTTGGAAATTGTCTATAAAATTCATTTAATGCGTCTTGATCTCCTTTTAAACCTTCAACTTCGTTTTCCCAATGTTCGATAACCCCGACATCAATATAGTCCCCGTAATTGTCTTTAACCGGCTCTTCGGGAGTGTTGAATACAGGTAATCCATAAGAATCAATGAATCCCTCGAAGTTCCATTCCATAGGTATGAACAAACTATATAATCCCGAACGAGTTTGTCCGTTTCTGTTTCTTTTTGTAACGTCTGAATCATTATATAATTTTTTAAAGTTTCCGCCTCCCTTATCTAATGAGTTACTTGTTGAACCCATCATACATTTTCCTATAATCCTTGAACCTAATCTTAACGTGGTTTTCGTGACTCTCCAGTTATTGAGGATGTTTTCGGGTCTTTCCCATTTCCCGGCTTCGTCGTGAACCAAGAGGGAAAGCTTTTCTCCATCATACGAGTTGTCCCCGGTATTTTTCCAGTCAATGGTTGTATCGAGTCCCGTGAGCTCCTCGGTCCTTTCATTGGTGATAATCTTCCTCCTTGTAAATTTTGACGCCGGTACTCTATATGCCAGCTCGGTTTTGGGACGATCCATTCCATCTTGAATGGGTTTAAAAAAGAACGGATAATTGACCGATATTGGGACAACCTTATCTGTGAACATTTTCTTGGCATCCGCCCCAGATTTGGACAATATTCCAAACCGTGAATCGGAACTAATTGTTGCTGAATTAACCACTTCTCCGCTGGCCATAAACGAAAATCCTGATCGACGGTTTTTGAGATAGCACATTCCATAAGATCTGGAATCGGCTTTACAAGCTTCCCAAAAGATGAAGAAGAGTCTGTTGGCTTCCCTATAGTCTGGCTTCCCAACATCAATTTTGGTCCACTGCAAGTACATATAGTGAGTCCCAGTAATATAAGTAGGAACATCCTTGTTGTAGAACCAATAACCTTCATCGCGTTTGGTAAATTCGCTATCAATATACCCATGCCATTTATTTTTGAATTCAGCTGGCAAATCTTTCCAATCAAATATAGTTTTTAACTTTGCTAAATCTTTTGGATATTCTTGTACCCGCCATTTATTATTTCCCTTTTCTAAATCTTTCGGCGCTAGAGGCAATGCTATTTTTAAATTCTGTATGCTATACACCTCACCTATCTGCCCCGTCTTGCTGATAACAACTACGTCATGATCCTTATCGTATCCGTATTTCCACTTTTTTGATTTATTAAGCCTTTTAATCGTATTGATTTTTATAGGCTCTATAACCTCATATAATGATTGTTTGTACATTATCTAGATCTTCTTTCTGCAAAGCCTTTAAATGACTCTTGTTTCTCTTCTATAGTCTTACCTTCTAGTAATGCGTTTTCAGCTTCTATTCTATTTAATATTTCAAAAGCATCAAATATTGCAAGCTTCTTTGTAGCTGCAGCATTTTTTAATCTGTCTGCTGAAACATCATCTTCAGTTTCAACTATAGGTTCTTTTGCAACCTTAATTAGTTCTTTAACTGCTGTGTGTCCAGCTTGGATTATACTCTTTTTCTGTTCCTTTACGTTCATACTTAATAGATATTGAATCTGTTGGTACTCTATACATTCTTTCACCGTCAACAATGAATTCATATTCACTGCTCGGTGTAAAACCAACTAAATCTCCTTTGTGTATATCTTTAAGTTCTTTGTCAACATGTTTTATAATACCACGTAGCGGAACTTCTTTTTCTATAATATCATTTGATTGAATTGGTTTAACAAAACAATAACCTTTGGGCGCATGCCATTTATTGTTTCGTTTATATAAAAATATTTGATCTAACTTTACAAAATATTTATCTTCTTTATAATATGCTCTACCGTTTCTTTCTACACCCCTAACGTCATACCAACGGCGAAAAATATTGTGGTGTACAATAACTTCATCACCTATTTTTATTTCAGTATTAAATGCTTTTGGTGTAGTAAGTACTATTCCAGATCGGCTAACATACCGGTGATCAGAGATTTCTGAATTTAATAGCAACTCTGAATCACCAATTTGTTTTGTATTGTTATATCTTTTATTTTTAGGTTTAATTATAAAGTCTGATAAACTTTGCATTAATATTCTAAATTGTATTCCACGGCTATTGCCATGTTTTTATTAAAATCTTTCCAAGGTAATACATTTCCATCTTTTTTTATAAAGATAGAAAACTTATCCGGTTGTTCAACTATATCGCAAATAATATGGTGACCATATACCTCTTGCCCAACCGAATAATGCATTGCATCGTTTTTATAATCTCTACCTATACTTATTTTTCTTACGAGTGACATTATTCAACTATATTATATTTTAATTCTCCAGTTTGTGTATTTACTGAAACGTCACCATATTTTTCTTTAAGATTATTTTGAAATACAGAAAAATCACGCTCAATTAAATCCATTGAATGTAATATTTTATGTTTTTGTAATTCTAAATTTCCTACTTGTGTTGACGCATTATTTAATTGCTGTAAAAAATTTCGCATTTGTTCTAGTTCATCTTTGCTAAGTTTTTTACTAGCTTTCTTTTTGTAATTATTTGCCATTATATTTAATTTAATTATTTTTTATTTGCTTTTGGGTGAGTATCTACAAACCAATTTTTATATGATGCTCTTTTTTCTAATATGTAATCAAAGTATTTGTCAACTTTTTCTTTCCAGTTTTTATCTAATTCAGGATTTATAATACCTGATTTATAATGTGAAAAAGTTTTGTTTACATAACTTTTTGCGTTTTTTTGATGATATAATAAATGATTATTTATACAATAAAAAGAACCTCTTTGTATATTATTCCAAACGTCTATTGGTTGTGTATCTTTACCTAATATAACACCATATAAACAACTTTCACTAATATGTGTAGTATAAACACCTTTAGCTTTTTGTAAATAATAATACATGTTTATATTTCTTGGTAATATATTTTCTTCACCAAAAAAATCTTTCAATTCGCCAATAATTTGATGTGTTGTTATTGGATGTGGTTTAAAATATATATTATCACCATGTTCGTGAGATATTGCTTTTAATCTATTTAGACAAACGTTTTCTCTCACTTTGTTTGAACCTGGTAATACAACAATATAATCTTTAGGTGCATATCTTGATAAAGCTTTTTCGTCTCTATCTTGATACTTATTTGCATCATTACTTACTATTTTGTTTACTAACCAATCTGAATAATCAACAACACTCTGCTTACTATTATCATAATAAGCATCTATTAATTGTTCGTTTCTTAATTTATAATTTAACGGTTGTAAATAAAAGTTACCAGCATATTCTGTATAACCCATCGTTCTAAAGTGTGGCATCTCTTCAGCCATAACATCATACGCTGCTTCTATGCCGTTTTCACTACATTTTCTAATTACATAACCTTCAACCGCTTCAAGATCATATAATTTTTTGTTTTTCTTTAATGGCCCGATTCTTTTATCAAGCTCATTCTTATTAAACATTTCCATAAAATTAAATTTAAATTGTCTATATAATTAATTACATATATTTATACAATACTAACTACACCTGCCCAAACGACGACGAAGGTGAATAAAAACTAGTCTGAGTAGTATATGTTGTTGTAAAACTAGTAGTATACGTTGTTGTAGTATTATACGTTGTTGTAGTATTATAAGTTGTCGTTGTATTAAATGTCGTTGTTGTATTTGTACTTGTATTAAACACAGTAGTAGTTTGAGTATTAAATACTGTTGTTGTACTAGTGTTAAATGTTGTTGTTGTATTTGTGCTAGTATTATACGCTGTTGTTGTGTTAAACGTTGTTGTTGTACTAGTATTATATACAGTAGTTGTATTTGTACTTGTATTATACGTAGTAGTAGTTGACGTTGTTGTGTTAAATACAGTTATAGTTATTGTATTGGTTATAGTTGACGTATTAAATGTTGTTGTATAAACAGTAGTTGTGTCTGTTTGAGTATTATACGCGGTTATCGTACTTGTATTAAAAGCAGTTGTAGTGCTTGTATTAGTTGCAAATGTTGTGGTATAAACAGTAGTTGTAGTGGTACTTGTATTATATGCCGTAGTAGTACTTGTATTAAACGCTGTAATTGTTATAGTATCTGTTATTCTGGTTGTATTTCTATTTATTGCAACTGTCGACAATGTATCTCTAAATGTATCAAACGTTGTAGACGTAGATTTACTTGTAGATTTACTAGTACTTGTACTTCTTGTTGTATTAAAAGTTGTGGTATATACAGTTGTTGTAGTAGTACTAGTATTAAATGTTGTTGTTTTAGATGTATTATATGTTGTTGTAGTGGTAAAAACAGTTGTTGTACTTCTACCTTCAGTTGTGGTTGTTGAGGTATTGAAAGTAGTTACAGTAGTAGTACTTGTATTAAACGTCGTAGTTGTACTTCTACTAGTACTAAAAGTTGTCGTTGTGCTTTTGCTGGTTCCCCTACTAGTTGAAAATGTTGTTGTAGTTGTAGTAGACGTATTATAAACTGTAGTTGTACTTTTTGACGTATTAAATGTTGTTGTTGTACTTCTAGACGTTGTTGTTGATGTATTATACGCAGTTGTAGTTGCAGTACTTGTATTAAATACAGTATTAGTTGTATATACGGTTGTCGTAGACCTAGATTCAGAAGTCGATCTAGTCGTATTAAAAGTAGTTGTATAAGTAGTTATAGTCGCAGTACTTGTATTAAATGTTGTCGTTCTACTTGTATTAAAAGTTGTTGTATAGGCAGTGGTAGTAGTGGTGCTCGTGTTAAACGTTGTTGTTCTCGACGTGTTGAATGTAGTAGTAAATGTTGTTGTAGTACTTTTACTAGTATTATATGTTGTAGTAGTAGTATATACTGTAGTTGTTGATCTAGACTCTGTTGTTGATCTACTTGTAGCAAATGTTGTTGTTGTACTTTTAGATGTGTTAAAAGTAGTTGTAGTTGACTTAGAAGTTGAAAATGTTGTAGTTGTAGATCTACCAGTAGAAAAATAACTAGTATATGTAGTTGTTCTACTTGTATTATACGTCGTAGTCGTGTTAAACGAAGTCGTTGTATTCCTGCTCTCAGCTGTTAAATCACTGGTAGCGAAAACCGTTGTTGTACTTCTACTTGTATTTGGCATTTTAACTTATTGTTTCACCTGATATAGGTATTATTATTTTACCACCCGTTTTTAAATGCGTAGTATAATGATTTACTAAATTTGTTTTATGATCTTGTGTTATATCGCTTGGTAAAGCCCATAAATCACATATTATAATATCATATGTTTTGCTATTTGCTGGAACATATGTCCATTCGTCTCCTTGTATTACTGTTATATTATTATTAATCCAATCTACATAGTCTATAATTTGCTGGTCATTTTCAATTACATCAATACTCGTTACAGATTTATTATTATATATATAATCAGGTGTACAACCCAAATATAAACCTAAATATAAAATATCTCCCCATGTTGCATTATCATATTGATCACTTGTTAAATCCCACCCTAAATCATCACCATCGCCAGCAATTTTTTTATGTGCAACGTTAAGATTTTGTTTACAATGAAACACGTCACTTTTATACTTAAATGTAGAAATTGTTATTGTTTCTGTTGCGCTTTTGTCTTTCGTTACTTTTTCTATAACAAAGTTGGTTTTATTTGTAGCAGCTATTTCGCTTTCATTAAAATAATTTTCCATTACTTACCAATTTGTTTAAATTCAACATCTAATCCATAATTTCCGTAGTTTACGTAATCATAACCACCTATTTTTGAAACTAAATTAGGGTGCATGTCTTTAACCTCATCTGCCATAACACCTTGCCACAATCCTTCATATATATTATTTATAAATCTAAATTCATAAATATTAATTCCTTTTGGTGATACACCTATTAGTTTAATATCTTTTTTAATTCTTCTATCTGAAAAACCACCACCACTACAGTTATTTACAGCTGTAATTAATCCAGAACCACCTGTAACAGTAATAAAATGTGTTGCACCAAAACCACCAGTAGTATCTTGATATGCATATAATCCATTTGCTAATGTTGATGTAGCACTAGAATTTGTATATGCTACAGAAGAGTTTGCTGTAGGAACACCGCCTGGCTGCGGGTTAGTAATCCAAAGGTTACAACAAATAAATTCATTACATGCATCAAAATATGTTGTGGCACTTGAATTATACCCTACTTGAGTTACTGAAACTGACGTAGCATACACAGTTGTTGTAGATTTACTTGTATTATATGTTGTCGTAGTAGCGTAAGCTGTTGTTGTTGACTTAGATGTTCCTGTAGCTTTACTTGTATTAAACGTCGTTGTTCTAGATGTTATAATACTTGTAGTATATACTGTGCTTGTACTTCTTGTTGTATTAAACGTGGTAGTTGTTGATCTAGTTGTATTATAAGTTGTAGTCGTTGATTTAGACGTATTATATGTTGTCGTAGTTGTATACGTTGTTGTCGTACTTCTCGATTCTGTTGTACTTTTAGACGTGTTATATGTTGTTGTTGTTGATCTAGTTGTAGACCTAGAAGTTGCAAACGTAGTTGTTCTTGAAGTTGCAAACGTAGTTGTTGTACTTCTACTAGTTCCTCTTGATGTTGCAAATGTTGTTGTTCTAGATGTTGCAAATGTCGTAGTCGTTGACCTAGTTGTTGTTTTAGATGTTGCAAATGTAGTCGTTGTTGTATACGTTGTTGTTGTATTTCTACTTTCAGTTGTATTTCTATTTGTACTAAATGTAGTAGTAGTTGATTTACTAGTACCAAATGTTGTTGTAAACGACGTAGTAGTTGATCTACTTGTAGCAAACGTAGTTGTTGTTGATTTGCTAGTAGAAAACGTAGTCGTAGTAGATCTTGTGGTGTTAAATGTAGTTGTATACGCTGTTGTTGTTACGGTACTTGTATTGAACGTTGTAGTTGTTGGTTTACTAGTAGAAAATGTTGTAGTAGTAGATCTCGTAGTATTATATACTGTTGTTGTAGTATATATTGTGCTTGTACTTCTACTTGTGCTTGTTGTGGTAGAAGTATTATATACTGTTGTTCTAGATGTATTAAATGTAGTTGTTGTAGATTTACTTGTTATAAGACTTGTACTAAAAGTGGTTGTAGTATTTGTAGATGTATTATATACTGTTGTTGTAGTCGTACTTGTATTATATGCTGTTATTAATGTACCAATTGAGTTTCTTACAAATGTAGAAAAAGTTGTACTGTATATAGTTGTAGTGTCTCTACCTGTATCAAATATAGTTGTAGTAGTACTAGTATTATAATTAGTTGTAGTTGCTTTGCTTGTTATAGTACTTGTATTGAACGTTGTTGTTGTTGATCTAGTAGTCCCAACTGTTGTTGTTTTATTTGTAGAATAATATGTTATAGTTATAGTATTTGTTGTTCTAGAGGTACTAAATGAAGTTGTATATACTGTGGTAGTATCTTTTTGAGTTGAAAAAGTTGTATTTGTACTTTTAGATGTTGCAAATGTAGTTGTTGTAGATTTACTGGTCGAAAAAGTGGTTGACCTAGATGTAGCTGTTGCGGTACTTGTATTATAAACAGTTGAAGTTTCTTTAGATGTACTAAATGTAGTTGTTCTACTAGTACTAAAAGTAGTTGTTCTAGATGTGCTAATTGTAGTTGCTGTAGATCTGCTTGTAGATGTAGATCGACTTGTAGATGTAGATCTAGATGTAGAAGTTGACCTACTAGTTGTCTTACTGGTTGTTCTTGATTCAGTAGTATTAAATAGGTAAATTCTGTTCCACAACCACCTCATACTAAAAATATTTTATGGTGCTGGATGAGCTTGCCAATCGTTAACTACATTAATATATATATCACCGCTGTTATTAATAAAATAAGTTAGCATAGATACCTTATTAGCCCCTGAAGGTGGTATACCCGGGACAGAACCTCCGGGTGTATAGGTTTCATTAGTTGTACCATTATAAAAACAACTACTCAGCCATTCTGTACTTGAGCCACCATTTACTAAAAAGCATGTTCCTGATTTTCCATATTCAGCTGAAGAAATACCCGTAAAAAATAAATAGTTATTATTACCATTTCTAGCATTTAAAATAAAGTTATTTTCAGAATCGGATAAATCAATAGTTATTTTACCTGTGCTACTATTAGCATCAATAGTTTTAAAACCTGTTCCACCAAAATTAAATGGAGCGAGATTACTTAATGTAGGTATAGCCATATTATTATATTGAAATTAATACTGACGGCACCGAAGTGCCGCTGTATTTTAATTATTTATTAAGATATTGCTGGAAATTTAGATATAAGTACTAAATAATCCTGTGTTGCCGAAGGGGCACTAGCGAATATTAAATCAACAGCATCATCACTATTTCTTTGAATTTCAACAAGCACTTGGTCATAAGTAGCGCCTGAACCATCATTTCCATAATCTAAAACTGTCACGGAAACTATTGGTGAACCAAAGCTATGTGTTATTGTGTATGTTGTGTTTGTACCATCACCAGATAGTTTTTTAGTAATACCCACTACCATACCACCAGTTGCATTTGGTACAGTTATTGTTTTATCAGCAGTCGGATCTGTAAATGATATTGTTTGTTCATGATCATTAGCTGTACCCTCATAGGTTATATTACCGGTTCCTGTTAAATTAATATTACCGCTAGCATTAAAATTTGCTGCAACTATATTACCAGCAACAGTTACCGATCCTGCAGATAAAGCCATTAAATCAGTATCTGATGTATGACCAATATTACTTCCATTAATTCTAATATTATCAATTACAAGATCTGGAGCTGTAACTTTATGAGAAAAATCAAATGCCTCATCACTTTGATCCCATAAAAGAGTAGCATCAGTTGAAGCATCTATTGCATCTTGAATAGTAAGACCCGCTCCATCTGCTGTTGAGCTCGTATCACTTCCTGCTTGATTTAATGTTATATTTTTATCTTCAACATTTAATGTTCCAACATTTGCTGTTATAGTATCACCCGATACAGTTAAATTACCGCTAACTGTTAAATCATTAGCAATTGTAATGTCATGTGCTAATTTAGCGCTGGTTACAGCATCGTCAGCAATCATTGCTGTTGCAACTTGGATTTCACTAATTACACCATCCGCTGATGCAGAACCTAATACCCTATTTGCTGTTGCAACATTTTGCATTTTAACATATGTTACTTGATCATTTGCAATGTGAGCTGTATCAATAGATCCGTCAACATAGTGTTCGCTATTAACAGAGTCGTCAGCTAATTTATCTTCAGTTACTGCGTCGTCTGCTATTTGAGTAGTACCAATACCGCCATTTTTAACGAATACATTTCCTGACCCATTAGTTGCAGATAATCCTATTGTTGAATCATCTACTGCTACTTCTATTTCATTAGCACTAGATGTGATACCATCACCACCTACAACATTTAAAGTAGGATTAATTGTTGATGTACCTGTTTGAGTCATACCGTCACCAGCAGTTACAGATGTTACTGTACCAGATCCAGACCCAACTTCAACCCAAGAAGACCCATTGTAAAATTTTATACTACTACCTCCGGTATCGTATATTATTTGACCAGTTCCTGGTGATGTGACGCCGCCACTTGTTGTATTGTGTAGCCTCACGTTTCTGATTTCCGCCGATTTTTGGAAATCCATGTGATTTAAAATTGGTATTGCCATAATTTTTTTTTTAGTTAAATGCGAGACTACTCGCTGTTATTTTAATATATAAGCATAGCCACTTTGGGCATCTGCTAAGCTTATTGTTAATTGATCTTTTGTTACATAAGTAACTATACCCATTGCTTGTACATTATTATATGTACCACCTCCGGATAATTTTATATTTACATGTGGTAAGTAATCCACCAAATCTAAATTATGCGTTATAGTCCATGTAGTTGCCGCACTATTTTGATGATGTTTATAATTACTAGTGCTACCATCATTATTTGAAAAATCAGCAATTTGTTGCATAGTAAATGTAACTGTATTTCCTGATTCATCTGTTCCTATTACAGTATCTGCTGCTGTAACGGCTGTGTCTTGAGCATAATTTTTTATTCTAGGCATTACTTTTTGATTATATTTGTAGACTTTTCAATCCCTCTCGAACCGAAATAGGAAATAACAACAGCCATCATAACTTTTTCAAAGGTGTCATTCCACAATGCGTTGATTTGAAAATCTATTGAATTTACCGAGTCTAGTATACCAGCAAATGAAAAAACAACGATACACCATATTAAAACCATAGGTCGCACGTTTTTTGAAAGCCATGAGTCTGATGCGGAATCTGCTTTCCACCTCATACTTATTGACTCCATTTCTTTGTTTTGCTGATCGTATATTAATTGTTGTAATTTTATTTTATCGTCTGTAGATATTTTTGCTTTGCCTATTTCAGCAATTGCATCTTTAGGTGAAGTTACACCGTTTAATACGGCACCAAGTTGCGGTGAAACAACTGAAGCGGCACCAAATAATAATTTTCCGACTGTTGTGTCTTTAAATTTCTTTTTATCACTCATGTCTATTTATTTAAATAGTCTTTATCGTATCCTTGAGAAACTTTATATTTATAATATGTAGATCCTGGTTTTAAAGTAGCCATATCACGATCTAAATTTAAATATCTACCATATTTCTTTTTATAAGAACCCATTGTTTTACCAAATGTACCACCTAAAATTTGCGGAGCCAAAAATGATTTTGCAAACCTTTTTTGCATTAGTTTATCATTATAATAAACAACTGATCCAATATCTGATCCTTTTAAACGCATTTTACTACTTCTTTTTTGTATTTTATGCATTGTTTTTTCAAACTTTCTTAATGCTTTTACAGGATTTTTATCATACGTTTTTCCTGCTTTATAAAGACGTCTTTGCATTATATCATAATTCCTAGAAGCTATTTTTGCATCTTTATTTGCATCTTTTCTAAGTTTATGATTACCTCCGAAATAAAATTTTAATTTGTTATCAGCTTCAAATTTATCCTGTTTAGACTGAGTCCATGGTCCTCGTCCATAACCAGCCATAGGGTTTTTAAAATTTTTTGGTGGATTTGTTGTAAATCTACTATTTAAATATCTATAACCTTGATCGTCTTTTTTTTCAACTCTTGAAAATATTGCTTGTTCACCAAGAATATTACCTCTTATTAATTTCCCTATACCAGGGTTTTTCATTTTATATCCCATTTTATTATTTTTTTATAGATTTTAAATATGCATCCATTCTTGATTGAACTGAACCTTTTGGCTTTTCGGTTGTAGCAAATGGTTTACCAACTATTGAATATAAAAAATCATAAGACTGTTTGGAACTATCTTTTGATATAGAATCTATTTCTTTTTTTGAAAAATTAAGAACGGGAAAATCATCTATATTTTTCTTTTTAATAGTACTTAACTTAATATCAGATTTGTTCTCAGCTTCAATTTCATCTTTGCCACCTCTTCCTTCATGATGGTGACGCAACATAGGTGATTGATACATTAACATTGCATCTTTATCTTTAAAATTTATGGGTGAATGTTTTTCTTTTGACCCCATTTTCATTGAATATCCCATTTTATTTTCTTTTATTTCTTCTTTGTTGAAGTTTTTGATTTCTTTTTTGCTGTCTTTTTTGTATTTTGCTAATTCTACTTGAAGATTTATTAGGATTAACATTGTGCTGATATCTAGTTATAACTCTTTCCGTTCTTGCATCTTGTCTTGCTTCGGCACGTTGTGTTCTCATGTTTCTTCTTAGCTCTTGTCTTACAGCTCTGTTTTGTCTTCTATACCTACCAGCTTCTGTATCAGGATTAAATATTTTTTGTCCTATATTTTTAGCAACACCTTTTATTTTTTGTGCTGTTTTTTTGATTTCACCAGCACCAGCCATAATTAAATCATTAGCACTTCCGCCACCTCCGCCAGGTGAAGCTGATTGAACATTTGAACCTAGCCTATAATCATTCATTTGATATTGACTATTCATAGCGTCTAAATTTGAACTTACGTCTGGTAAAGAATATTGACTAGTAAGATTCTGCATTTGTTTGTCAACAAAAGGATCGGTATTATACATAGGTGATTTGGACATTAGCATTGCAGATTTGCTACTAAAGTTTGTTGGTGAGTCAATTTGTTTGCTACCCATTTTCATAGAATAATAACCTTTCTTGTAATTATTCATAGGTGAATAATAACCTTTTTTGTAATTATTCATAGGTGATTTACCATGATCCATTTTCATAGGTGTAGCTGAATTGATAGCATCGTATTTTCCTTGCTCCCATCCGTCTATCTTACCGTTTTTATTTAGATCTTTTACTGTATATTTTTTTCCCATTTTATTTTCCCTTTTTTATAAATTTATTTGTCAATTTACCTTCTTTTGTATAATGACCATATAGTTTACCACCAACTCTGTATTCTGACATATTTGATGAATAACTTTTATAACCTTTAGGAACATAACCTCCTTTTACTTTAGGTACATCACTTACTAAATTTTGAATACGTTTATCAATGTTACTTTGAATTCTATCTTTTGTTGAAACCGATTTAAATTTTGCTCCCTTTTTATAAACTGTACCACCAAGATTTGATAAATTAGGATTATTTCTTAATTTTCTAGCAATTGCAGCCGCTTGAGGTACTACTTGCTTAACAACCTTCTTTTTGCCAATAAATGGTACTGGTAATAATGCTGCACCAACAGATAGTATATTTCTAGCAAAATTATAAGGCCCACTTTTACTAAATTTTATTTTTCTTACAATATTTGTTATTGCATTAGGCGCTTGATTTATAGTGCCCTGATCTTTTTGTGAAAAATTATTGGGATCATTTTTTTGTCTAGATCCCATATTCATTGAATAACCCATTTTATTATTTTTTATATTTATATGGAAATAAAGCATTCATAGCTTTACGTCTGCCTTCGCATCCACATGGTATATTTAATCCGTTAGATACTGAATCTACCATTTTTTTAATACCTGTTGCTTTTGTAAAATTATGTATACTATCTCCTAATCCTCTTGGTTTCATATTAACAGTTCCATTTTCTTCTAGCTGCTTTACCTCTTTCGCTTTTCCAGCTACGAGATCTAGCACAGAATGATTTTCTTCTTTTCCAAGCTTTGCTACCTCTTTTTAATTTAGATGGTGGTGTTGTAACCGCAGTTTTAAGTTTACTTCCTGGGTTATCTCTTCTATATTTAGCTACACCTTTTTTGGTCATACCTCCTCCGGCTTTAGCCCCTCTTCCTCCTTTTTTGTTTACTTTTTTATAGTAACCTAAAGATTTTTTTCTTGATGGTGCATTTTTACTTGGCATACTTTTTTGTTTTATCATAGATGGCTTTTTCCCACGGTAGGTTGTGAGCGCCCTCTTTTATTGAATTCCTAGCTATAATATTTATAGGTGATTTTAGCGTAGGTTTATAATATATATTTTTATTGTCATATCTAACAGTTCCATTACGAAATTGTTTGATATGCTCCATTTCATGCTCAACAGCATGCTTTTTATTTTTATCCGATATGTTTTTATTAACATGTATCGTTCTATCTCGATTCGCTGCTCCCCAATGTCCTTTTTCTAAATCCTTCTCAAATACAGGTATATCGTAAGTTGATAACTCAGGATTGATACCTAATAGTTCGGGTATGTTACTTTTCATTGTGTAGCCCATTATCGATCTATATCTTTAATCATATCATCTATAGCTTTGTTATAGACTTTATCGGTATATGATTTATTATTATAAAATACACTTCGCTCGCTTGTAGGTAAGTCTTCTTGACCGAGCATTATTCTGTATATACGAGATATAAGTTGACTACATTTAAATGAGGTTTTGTATATACTGTATTTTATAGTTGTTCTGTTTCTTTGTCTCCATACATCAATCCAACCATCACGTCTTAAACGTTCCCATCTATCTTTGTCCCAGCTATATGTATAAGAGCCATCAATAAATTCATTACGTGTAAATCGTGATTTGCAATCTAAATAGATTAAAAGTTCTAAGTCTGCGTCTTTTAACCCATAAGTTTTACAGGCCCACTTTCTAATGAGCCTGTAATACTTAAGTAAGTTTAGTTCACGCAAACTATGCGCGTCTAATTTCATTATGCATCAAGTGTGATAGCACATGCTGTAATATTGCTATGCAGGTAAACTGAGTTTACATCATCAGCGATAACAATAGAAGCAGCAGAATAAGCATCAGCACATGCATCAGCAATTGCTTGCATAACTGTTTTTTCAGTATCAGCAGTAATTGTTAATGCAACACTATCGACGCTAGCAGCTTGCCCGTCTCCAAGAGACCCAGGAGCAAATTTGATTATTAATTGACCGTCAGCAGCTAAAGTCATAGACTGTAGGTTTGATAACGGAAACATTGCAGCATCATCTGCGCCGTCAATAAAAATCAAAAATTTTTCTTGTATTTTTGCCATTTCAATAATTTTTAAGGGTTAAACAATAAATTCAGCACGACTAAATTAAATTTCAATTGTTTATTCAATAATAACTATATCTGCCATTTTAATAACATAATATAGTTTATCATTCCATTCAATACCATGACCCGCGTGCTTGTCATAGTGTATTATATCACCAGGTTTTACAACCTCAACAAGGTTACCTACTGATACAACTTTTCCTTTTAAATACCTAACATCGGTATTTTGATCTTCTGTTAATTCAAAACCCCCTATCTTTTTAGGTTGTTCTTTAATTTTTTCAAAGACTACGTAGTAATTAATCGCTTGCATTTTCTATTCTTATATTACTGATTACACAATCCGCTGAAAAA